TCAATGTACAGTCAGCTTTCGCTGACACTCTTTTTATACAAGAAATTTATAAAGAATTTCTAGAATTCATTAGATTTTTAAGAACAGTTTTCTCACCCTGAATAAATCCTAAACTTTTCTTTATTAAAGCTATAGTCAAGAATTCATCCCTATGATCATAAATGCTTTGCCAATATTTAGTATTAACAAGCATTTCAGATTGTTCAACAAAGAGTGTTTCCACCCAATAAGACGATCCTACATGTAAATGTTTTACAAAAACATTTATTGGCACGTATGATTCATCTTCAACTGTATTTCTAAAATGCTCGATGTTATTTAATCCTATCATAAATTCTGGATAAGGAATAAATGCACCAAGTTTATCATAGTCAGATTCAGGAGTATTTAAACCATACGCATGACTGCCGCCAACAACTTGAAATATCAAATTTTCGCGTACCATTTTTTCAATATTCATAACGTTTTCCTCCTTTCACGATCTATTATACATTCTACGCGAAAAAATGTCAAATAGTTTATAAGAAAAGGGAAGATTTCTCTTCCCTTTTCTTATTTCAACTTAAAATCAATATTTGTTTTAGGAGGAGGAGCAGCTACACTATGCGTCACATGATCATTAGACGGAAAATAATCAATTTTAATAATTCCGAATTGCAATAGCATACCGATAAATACAACAATTGAACTTATTGTGGCTAAAATTATGCCAACTTTTCTAGTACCATCTTTCCAGCCTTGCCGATCTTTATTAAATCCTTCATTATGGTTAATGATTTGATTAATTTTGGTATTTGTTTCATTTGTTAAAACTTCTTTAATGGACTTTAAATGATTATTAACATCTTTAGAATTGCTATTATGTGACTCTAGAACTTTATATAGTGTTCCATGTTGTTTATCTAATTTTTCGATTATATCGGAAACATTTTCGTCTGTTTTTTCTTTGAGCCTTTCAATTTCTCCGCCTAAATGAGAAAGCACAGAATTGTAATCTTCTAATTGATCTACAATATAAGCATTGCGCTCTTTACTCAATTCTACATGTCCTTTAAATTGTTCATGAAGAATGATAAGTTTTTGTATAGCATCCTGTAGCACATCATCATGCACAGAATTTAAAGTAACAGACATATCTTTTAATTGATCGATGATTTTAGCTAAAGCATTAGTAAAATCAATGTAAGCTTCCGTCTGAGCATTATAAGCTTCCGTCTGAGCAGCAATACGTTCAGATAAAGCCACAAAATCTAATTTATTATTATCAAAATCGCTCATATTATAAACACCTTAAGCTCTGTATATTTTAGTATACAGAGCTTAAATACTAGATTTTGGAGATAAATTCCTAGTTAATTTGTAATTGTTGGACGGCTAATCGCAATTTTTTAGTAGATTCTCTTAATTTATTAACAATTTCATCATCTTGTTTAATTTCTATAAGAAAATAATCAGTCCCATGATTAATTGCCCTTTTAGAAACTATCAGTTTTTTGCCTTGAAAAGTAATATTGTAATTTCTAGTATTGCATGCTTTAATTGCTGTTTGAATTAATGTTTCTTTGTCATCTGCTCGCCTAATATATTCATTAACGCAAACAGCGCCTGATTTGTCTGCAATTATAGCAGGATAATCAAATGTATCCAATAATCCCTCTAGTACTAACATTGGGTTTTCTGTAATTTTAAGTCCAGCATTCATATTTTATCCTCAATCTTTATCTCCAAAAACTCGTTTATAATAATATTCAAAAGCCTTTACACTTTCATCATCTTCCATAACTAAAAAGATATTCTTCAAATGAAAAATATCTGTTGTTCGTAAGAACGTTTTAATTGTAGCTAATTGAATTGAAGCAGTATAATGTATATCATACGTACCACAATCACAAGGAATCATTACAATAGATTGTGCCCCTTGTGCCTCAGCCCACAATAAACCTTTTCTTACAGATGATCTTATATCATTTTCATTAACTAAACGACTTGCACCTGCAACAACTGCATGCAAAATTCTATTTGATTTAACAACACTTTCTGGTCCCCCATTGCTGGTGGGATAAACATGCCCCATTTGAATAGGCCGAGGGATTTTGTCACATTCTTCTTGAACCATGCCACGAGACATTCGATTTAGTTGAGCATCATCTATGGTCAAAAGATTATTTGTAGGATAAAATAATACATCAGATTTAACTAAATAAGGATTATCTAATTTGTGAATAGATATTTTTACTGGATATTCTTCTTCCTCTTCTTCTGAATCATCACTTTCTTCTTCCTCTTCTTCTGAATCATCACTTTCTTCAGATTCTTCAGATTCTTCTTCAAAAGGATCATAATTATCGGCTGCACCAATAACAACAACTTCTTCCTCTTCCTCTTCTTCTGAATCTAAATCCCAAAGTAAAGGAATAATCGAACAATTATCGTATTCGCCTTTACAATCAATATCCCAAAGATCGGTATCGTAATCTTCGTTATTTTTGACTAAAGCCGTTGCAACAGGAGCGGAGAGTGTTTGTTTGATAAAGCATCCTTGATTACCCTTAATGTCTGTAACATAGAATGGGCAATCGCATGCTTGATCAATAGATTGCTTTAAAATTTTTTTTAACATAATAGCCGTAGCCATCCTTTTTATTTTTGATGGTTTATTTATACAGAATTCAATTTTGCAATGTATTTTGCATAATTATCAGCCAAATTTTGTATATCTGAAGGCAATTCAGAAGTCTCAGAATTAGGCAACATCGATGGAAGTTTATTGAAAGTTTGCAGATATTCACGCGCTTGTTCAGATAGTTTTTTAGCAACTTCTGGCTTTATGCCTGGATAATGATCCAGAAATTCAATATACGAATTTAATCTTGCTGATTGTTGATTATACCAATTTTGAACTTCTGGAGTTCTCTCCCATTCATACAATTCTTTTGCATAATCATCAGCGCTCATACCAGGTTGAAATGCTGGAACTTCTAATGGATTTTCTGGCCCATTGGCACTTAAAAAAGAAGAGTATAAAGGATTGACAGTTAAACCCATACCCTGCTGTCCTAAAGCAGTATCTTTTAATATTCCTGGAGATGTTAAATATGAGCTTCCAGGAATAGCATTTAATGCGGTTAAATCAGTCGCTAATTTAACAAATTTATCAATTGTATCTGCAATCTCATATTTACCCGCTTGATCATAAGCCTGAGCAATTTTAATATGGTTCATTATTTACTCCACTTTGATTTTCTTGTTCTAAATGATTAAACACTTGATTTGAACTTGTTATAATTGAATTAAGATAATCTGTTATAGCTTTTTCCAGCCCAACCGTATTATTTGTGCCATATTCTTGCATCAATGGCAAAATACCTTGATGAAATAAATCATCAATGGAATATGGTATATTTTCCTCATTTAGAATTTGAACTTCTGCTAATTTTTGGAATGAATTTTCATTTGATCCTCTAATTACACTTGGGTCCGTAGTCCCAATTCCCGCAGGTAAATTGGAAGTATCACTGCTAGTATCTGGAATTTGATAATTTCCTGGTAAACCGCCCAAATTTCCAAAATTACCTTGATTTGTAATGCCGCCATGTGATGCTGAAGGCATCGTTACGCCAGAAGAATTAGATTGCATTTTTGAGTTAATTTGTTGAAATTGTTGCTCTGTGCCCTCATTAATATTTGAATGAGTAAATGCTTGAAACCCTTTTAATGGTAAATAAGCAGATGGGATTAACACTGCTGCTCTAGCTAGAAAAACTACTGTTGATAGAGTTCTTTTACTGGCTGCTCCTCTAATAACATCTTGTGAAAGTTCTTTCAAAGCTTGATTGAAACTATCAATGCCATCTTGCGTAAGAACGACTCCAACGTTGCCCTGTAAAAACTTTTCTATACTCATTTCTTCAATAGCTTTAGTATTACTATTTGCAACTTTAAGTGTTGCCTGTTTAAATTTTTCTACAGCTTGTGATTTATCACGATCAAGAAAACCCATGCCTTTAATTAAGGCATTTTTTAAAAAGCTGGCTCGACCACCTGGCGTTAGTTGTGTTAAGTCTGTTAATATTTTATTTAAATCTGTGTCTGAAGGATTAGAACCCAATTGTAAATATCTTCTTCGCGCCAATATGCCCTGCATGCCAGGTAAATTGTTTAATATATTTTCAACTTCTTGTCTTTTTGTATTTTTTAATTCAGAGGGCAAAGCTCCAGGATTTAAAGATATGGGCATATTATTCATGGGAATTTTTTTAAATCGCTTAAAAAAACCGCCAAATTGTGCTTCTGAAATTCGAGGGCCTTCATATCCATCAAAATAAAAATCATTAGAATTATCACTTGAAGCAATTCTATTAAACTTATTATCAACTCTTTCGAACTTATCAGACATAATCTTCTCCAATATGCATATATTCTATTTACAATTCCACCACACCTTTGTATTCAATGTCGATTTGTTTTTTAAGAGATTCATATTTATATTCGCTTGGATTGTTTATGCATTCTTTTGTTATAAGGATTCTTCCTTTATTCTCATTGATCATGCCACCCAATAATTCAAAAGCAGCTTTGGATACTGATTTGCTGATAATTGTATTTAATGCTCTAGCTCCCGTTGACATTGAATATGCTTTGTTTACAACTTCATCTATGAAATCATCATCAAATTCCAAGAGATATCCACATTCTGCAAATAATTTAATTTCTCTTTGCATCGGAGAATGATTCAATTCTAAAAGACACATTCTTAACTCTTCTTTTGTTAATGGAGCTAAAGGCGCAATAACAGGAATTCTTCCTACAAGTTCAGTGGAAAGTCCATATTGTATCAAAGCTTGAATTAAAGTTTCAGTATCAGCCTTCGACAATATTTCATAAGTTCTTATAGCCTTTTCAAATTCTTGATTAGAATTATTTTGATTAAATCCTATTTTTGGGCCTGAATATCCGCTAATTTTAGCAACAATTTCTGACAATCCTGGGAATGCTCCACCTAAAAAGAAAAGAATTTTACTTGTATCAACCTGAATAAATGTTCCCTGGGGTTCTCCTAAAAGTTGTCCTGGCACTTTAACCTTTTTACCTTCAATAAGTTTTAATAATGATGATTGTGTTGCTATATTTAAAGCTTCTCCTCGATTACCTTGATTATAGTGTGTAGACATTTTATCAATTTCATCAATAAAAATTATACCCTTTTCTGCTAAAGCAACATTCCCATTTGCTTTTAAAAGCAAATCTGAAATCATAGTATCAGCATCTGCTCCTTGATATCCAGTTGGGCTATAGCTTGTGGCGTCTACTGCAACAAATGGCAATTTTAAAGACTTGGCTATTGTATTGGCTATTAATGTTTTACCACTACCACTAGGCCCCAATAACAAAATTCCATGACTATCTGATGCATTAGTATTTGATTTTCTTTTCAGGCTTCTTACGTGCTTAAAAACACTTAAACTAATTTGTGATTTAGCCAAATCTTGCCCTATAACATTTGATTCTAAAGCATCGTATAATTCTCTTGGTGTTTGTTCTTTAATCTCTAAAATTTGATTTTTTTCTACTTGCCTTCTTGCATTTGGAACCAAAGTATAAAGCTTTTCTTTTAATTCATTGGCTGTTAAGTTTTCATCCATTTCACTAATGTAATTTACTAGTTTAGATGGTAATTCCATTTGACCTATCATAAGGCCAGTATAAAAAGCACGATGATGTTTTTGGCAAAGATAAAATTTTTTTCCTTGCAATACAACTGTTTTTCCTTGATCATTTGCTGCTTCTGAACAAATTAAACAAACCTTATCATCTAAAGAATATATGTTAATCATGTGTTTACCAAATATAAAAAGTCCAATATAATATTGGACTTTTTATACAGTGGCTTATTTGGGATTTGAGTTTTCAATTTCTAATTGCTTCATTATTTGTAATTTTTCTTCATAAGAATAATTTTTCCAGTTCTTTATTTGGATAATTGTTCTTTTGCATCCTAAACAAGTTTTATTATCATCTAATTGACATATTTTAATACATGGAGTTATATTCATTATCTGGTCCTTGAGTTAATGATTCAGCTTGTTGCAATGTTTGCATTAAATTATTTAATGCACTTTGATATTCAGGTGATGTTGCTTCCTGTGCCATATTTTGTTTCACAAAATCATTTGTAATTGATGATCCAGAAACTTCTTTAGATTGCAATGCCGCATTCACATTATTTTGTGTTTGATCAATAGATTGTAAACTATAGTTTATTAACTTTTGTACTATTTCATAATATTTTTGAATATTAGGTTCATTATTTGTTAATTGCAATAGCATTTTAAATTGTTCATTAATATCATTGTAATTATCTTCAATGTTAGTTTTTTCGCCTCGCAAGCTATTCCCAAAATCAAGTAATTTATCAGTTGCTATGCCTGCAAGCAAACCCACTCCACCACTTGCTAGTCCTGATGCGAGGCCACCGCCCCCGCTTGACAATAATTCGGGGGCTAATTTGGGCATTAAATCTTCAGATATTTGAGGAGCCGCTTGCGAAAGACCTTTAAGACCCACATTATATAATTGTTCTGCTCCTCTATTGGACAAATCACCTTGTATTAAAGCTCCACCCATCCCTTTTGCAGTATCTGAAAAATCAAAATCATTATGATTATCCATTTTAGGCGATTTTGCTATTCTTATAAATTTATTATTTTTATTAGCTAACAATTTGCTCGTACCAGGAGACAGAGATGCGTCTGTGGGTTCAGAAACATCATTAGATGCATCGGTTGATGGAGATGATTCTTTCTTTTGTATATTTTCATCTACGTATTGTTTAATTTCAGTGCCAATTCCTGTAAGATATTTTGCTAGAGTAGGATTGTGTTTATCCATTATTCCAGCGATGGTATTTAATCTTTCTTGAATGTCTCCAGCTTGCCAAGAAGCTTTATCTTCGTTAGAACGTGTAGCATACCATAAATCTTTTAATCCATGTCCCACTAAACCACTTAAACCGCCAATTATGGCCCCAGGAACCGCACCAGCCCCACCAGCGGGTAGAGTTGCTATAGCCCCGCCAGCGGCACCCGCTGCTGCATCTGTCAAAACATCATGTCCATATTCTCCAAGATTAAATTCGCCCATTGTTCCTGCTTCTCGGGTCATTTCACGAATTTCTTGCATAGTAGCAGAACGCACAGGTTGAATGCCTTGTTTTAAATATCTTTTTTCCATTATCTCACCTTTAAATATTTGTGTTTACCAGGAACAATTTCAGATTGTAGTACAGCATTAGGATTAATTCTACGAAGTAGCCATCCCACATTGTGAGTTAAATCGCCTTCGCGCATTTTTTCTCTCATTTTTGGATCAGCCTCTTCATAAGTAGGATCAAACATAGAACGAATCAAATGAGGGTCAAACATTTTTGCATATGGAGCATCATTTTCAGAAAAAGTGAGCATTTTTTCCAATCTAGGATCAGCAATTAAAGTTCGCTCATAATTCTCACTATTTGTAGATGGAGAAATAATTTTAAATGTACGTCGTTTTGTTCCTCCATGTGTGGCTTTGTTAAGCTGATTTAAGAAATTTTCTTTATTAATTTGTTGTTGCTCGGGTGTTAAGAATAAATTAGCGACATCTGTTGATCGTAATTTGACACCTTTGGGATAATGAATCTTATATTGACCCCAATTACCCTCTGATTCTTTAGCTTTTTTATTTGCTGCTTGATAATCTATTAATTGTTGAAGTTCATTATGAAATTCAGGATTGTAATGTCTGATATTATTCACCACATCAGGATTTCTTAAATCCAAAACATTTTCTTGTAATTCGGGATAAATGATTTTTGGATCAAATAAAATAGGATCAACAGGATCATTGTCTTCATCTTCTTCCCACAATTCATTTTCGGCATATTTTAACATGACAGATGTTAATTGATCTGCCTCTCTAAACATACCATTTTGATCTAACCATAACGCGGCTTGTGCTAATTTTTCTAACATTCATGATCTCCAAATAAATAAAGATGATGAAAAATCTTCATCATCTTTATTTATACTGTTTTAACGATCCTTAAACCTTTTTCGAATTCTTCAAAAGTTCACACAAGGTTGTGTTGCGGTGAATTTCTTTATCATTTTCGACAGCAACTTCAATTGCATTTTGAGTGCCAGCAACAATGCAAATCTTTTTAGCGCGAGTTAATCCAGTATAAAACAGATTTCTTTGTAACATTTTATACTGTGAATTATGCAACACTAAAACAACAGCGGGATATTCTGCTCCCTGAGAATTATGACAAACAAATCCATTGCAAACAAAAGAATGTATATCTTCTATTTCTAAATCATATGTTTGTTCTTCGCATAAAAAGTCAATATTTTTAATTTTATCATAGTAATAATTATGATTCAAGGTTTTCGTTAGTGATGTTGGCACCTCCAAGTTATGATCGTTAAGAAAATTGATCATCTGATTTAAATGATGATAATTTAAATTCGCATTTCTTCTTTGTTTTTTAATAATATTTATTTGATTTTGCAATGAAGAATATTTAGGATTATTAAATCCTTGACCTTTTTTGCCCCTGAAACTAGGAAAAGCTTTAATGAAATCTTCATATACAAATTTCATAGGAATAATATCATTGTTTGTTTTACCATTGGTGTTATTTAATAAAGATAATTTATGTTTTTTGTTTTTATTAAATAAATTAAGGTGTTTTTTAATAATCTGTAAACTTGGTCCTTGAATATGAACACAATATGCATTCGGATAGTCTTTTCGAATGGAAGAAATAACTCCAGCATTCAATAAAAGCATTTGCATATTCTGAGCAAATTGTTCAGATTTAATTACTATTCTTATTCCATGATTATCTATACATCCATCAGCATCTATCATTCCCGAAATAAAAGACATTTTATTTTTTAATGATTCATTATAAATCACATCAGGAATTGTTTTGGAATCACACTTTACATATTGCAAACCTAAACCCAATAAATATTCACGTATTTTTTTTGAAAAAACACATGCTCTTATATTGAGATCATCATTTTTATTTTTAGGATATATTTTAATATCATAATCAAAATTTGTTTTAATAATGTCCTGTATTTTTTTCAAAACATTCTATTGCATTTACATGTCCAGTCCACTCTATACGATAATCATTATCAAATGTATTATAATTTCCGTCTCCAACAGTGTAACCCAATAACCAAGCCATGTCGCTTGATAAAATGTCAGTATTGTCTATTATTGTCCTATCAATAATGATATAATCAGATTCTTTAATATCTTTTATTTTTTTAAATAATTCTTCATTAACAATAGTATCGTATACAAGTATCGGGTGTTTATCAGTTGCATCAATTTTATATCCATTTTTTGTAGTTAATCTGTAAATTTCTTGAACTCCAGATTCAATATTATCAACGACTTTCATAAAAAGATTACCGCCTACAGCTACAGAATCGCCAATAACAATATCTTGAATATTTTTATAACCTTGCTCTGTTAGTACAAGTTCTCCTTTTTTAATGCATTTATGTACTGTTACACAAAAGCAATGTTGTAATTCATCCCATTCTGAGGGTTCATAAGATACAGATTCAGCTATATCTGGATATTTAACATACACCATCGTATCATCTCCATCTTTGATGATGTTTTCAATAATACCCATATCACCGTTGAAAACTCCACCAGCTTCTTCAGCCTTGCCATAGTTATTACGTATTTGCATAACCCTATCGCCAACTCTAAAAATTCTATTTCCAAGTTGGATTTCAGGTTTAGATGGACTTTCTGGATTTAAAACTGATTGTAATCTAGGATTTAAATCTTCTACACCTAATCCGCGTGAACGCATAGGTGTAAGCACTTGTATTTCTTGAGACTTATATCCAGCATCAGGAAGAGATTTTGACACAAGTGTAATAATTTTTTGAATCAAGTCTTCTTGATCTTCAGATGAGACTCTCATGCAATTGCGCCCTTTACTTTCTCTTGGAGTAGGTAATTCTGGAATATTTCCATGCAAAATATCATGCGCAACAGTAACGATTGTTGATCCTGCCTGTTGACGAAAAATTTGTGTTAATCTAGTTACGGCACAAGCATTTGACTTAATGATATCTCGTAATACATTTCCTGGTCCAACAGAAGGCAACTGATCTACATCTCCGATAAAAATCAATCGCATATGTTTTTCCATAGCAAACAATAAACTTTGCAACAATGAAATATCTAACATAGATGCTTCATCTACAATTACACATTGAGTTCGTAAAGGATTTTCAGCATTATAATAAAAGCTACCATTCTGAAATTGTAATAGTCTATGAATAGTTGATGCACTATTCCCTGTTGCTTCCGACAATCGTTTCGCCGCTCTACCAGTGGGAGCGCATAATACATAACTGATATCATTGAACTCTAAAAGATTACAAAGAGTTTTAGTGACAAAACTCTTACCAACACCAGGACCACCAGTAATAACAGAAACGCGATTATTCATGGTATTAAATAGCGCTAATTCCTGTTCATGAGCCAAAGGCTTATCAGGATCATAAATGCCCCTATATTTAAGTTCTACAATAACATCGTTTAATGTCTTGTAATATTGCTTAGACGGATAATTAATCATTTGTGTTAGAATATTACTGACATTTTGTTCTGTATGCCACATACCAGATAAATAGATTTTATTATATTCTTTCACTAAAATTGATGTATCTACAAGTCTTTGAATGGCTTTAAGCGCAGATTCAACATTAATGTCTGATTTTAAAAGTTTTACTGTTTCTGTCGCTAAAGTGTCTTTAATGACATAACAATGCCCTGACATTTTAGACTGTTCCATACAATATTGAACTGCGGCATCGGCGCGATCTGGTGAATTACGTGGAACTCCTGTTTTAATAGCTATTTCATCGGCTGTATGGAAGCCGATACCAGGAATTTCTGTAATACAATATGGGTTCTTTTCAATTAATGATATTGAGAGTTCTCCAAAGTATTTTTGAATTTTATTCGCAATATTAGGAGGCATGCCCATAGACATAAGTTGTGTAACAATCAAATGAATATCTCTAGATTCTTTCCATTGATTAATTAAATCATTTGCCTTAGCTGGTAAAATACCTGGGACTTCTAAAATTTTATTAGGGTCACTATCTAGAATTGAAATTGTATCCATGCCAAAATGATTTACAATTGATCTTGCAGTTGTTACACCAACTTTTTTAAAAGCTTTTCCAGAAAGATATTTCACTAATGAATCTGCACTAGTAAATCCATCTTCATAAATTTCTTCGACATTAATCTGTTCTCCCCATTTGGGATGTACAGATTGAGTTCCTCTTGCTTTGACTCTCATGCCTTCCGTAAATGCAGGCATATCTCCAATCAAGACATAATCTTTTCTTTTATCACGCACGGTCATTCTTGTCCATCCTGAATCTTTACGAATCATTCTGACAATTTCGCCAGTAACTTCTATAACATTTGACATAATCATATTCTACGTTTATTATCGATTTTTTGTTCGTATTTTATCTAAAAAGTTTTTCCTGAGAATTGCACTCGAATAAACAGGCAATTAACATATGTTAGTATAGAATACAAAAATATTTTCAAAATTAAAGGTGTTGTTAGTTTCTTTTCAGTACAATGACATATGTTACACTAATAAAAGGAGAAAAAATATGGGTACACAAGACAATATTATTCATGATCGCGGAGAAGGCAACTGGCTTTTTGAAATCTATCAGCCAAATATTAAAATTGGTCCAATTGAAGGAAAACTTAAAGTAAGCAAAGATCATCATGTGGTTTATGCTGAAGTTTATGATGAAAATGATAGATTTTTAACAGAGAAATGTATTGCAAGTTTTCCAAGTCAGAATGTTGCTTATGTCGTTGATCTTGATCACGTTCATCAATAAGGAGACACTGCATGTGGTATCGGTTAATACAGGCTGAAAACAAATTTAAAGAAGGTGGAGCTTTTGATGCTAAAATCGTTGATTTTCTAGCAGAAAATGCAGTTAGACATTTTCTTTTTCTAAAAGGCGATTATCATCCAGATAATAAACTAATTAATCGATATAAAAATCTTGCCATTAATACTTTAAGAAATGAATATCATAAGTTAAGTTTAATTCGCAGAACTGTTCCTGGAGATCATCTCAAAGATGTCGTTTACAACACTGTCGATAAGATTATTAATAAGAAAAAGAAATAATGCTTCAATATGTTGAATCTAAACTTTATTCAGAATCATCGGAATGGCCTTGTTCTTATATAAATGGCTTATTAAGTTTACACGCATCATTGACTAATAAAACTGCAATTCCAAGAATATATTTAAAAAAGGAAGAATGTATTGATACATATCTTCCTTTTTTGTTTTATTCAGATAGTGAAATGATTAAAATACATACAAATTACATTTGTTCATCTATTGGAATTGGATTAAAACTTACTCAAACATTTTCCGAATATGATAAAAAAACAATCGCTGAATATATAGAGGATCAATTATCATCTTTATGTGGGGACGGACAATTGATTTATGAAATGAACCGTTTTACGCCTTTTCATGAGGATAAAGTCCTGCCATTATTGAATGATGATTCTTATTTGAAGAAGACTCTTCAAATAAGAAATGAAAAGAAACAAATATATTTAAACAAATTTTCATCTAAAATTGTAAATTCGGATTTAAAGTATTACGACACATATTCGCAAATATTAACAGATAAAATAAATCAGAAATGGCAATTATTTTGGCTATCTTCATTAAATTATATTGAACAAAATAACGATATAGTAAGCAAATTAATAATTGAGGAAGACATATGACTCTAATTGGATATTTCACAATAAATATGACATTGGTAACTCAAAATACGAAATATATTCAATGTTATGAGTTAAAACCAATAGAAAATAAATGGCTTTCCAAAAAACAATTATTGCCTGGAGAACCGATTTTAGCTATCTATGAAAATCAAAAATTAGTAGCTTTGTATTCAGTTTCAAATAAAGGTATTCCAATTCAAATAATGGGCAAAACTAATTCTTTAATGGAAAAGGTACATATTATTGATCTAACACACAAAATTATTCCTTTATTGCGCATGTGTCAATATATACATGAAAATGTATACGAACATTTAAGTTTAAATGAGCTTATATTTCATGAAACACAACTTAAATCATGGGAATTATCTAGCTTAGAAGATACGTTATTGAACGGCAAAGAATGGAAATCAATTAAAAAAATTTGCCATAAATGGTGGGAAGATATAAATATAACTTTAGAAACCAAACAATCTATTTCTGATTTAATCTTGCACATCAATTCAATTAAAAAACTAAAGCCATTAATATTAGATATTAACTTCTAAATGATTAGGCAAAAAAAGCATAGGTTGTTGTTGTTGAGGATTTTGTTGTTGTTGTAATCTTTTTCTTTGTCTTCTATTTCTTTCATACATTGACATCTGTTCTCTATTAAACAGTTTTGCTTCTTCTATACACTCATCACAAGCGTTTGGCGCAAATACCCATCTATAATAGCCACTTGGTAGTTGTTTTAATTCACATCTGCAACGTTCATGTAATTTGTGAAATTCATATTTCCCTACATTTGTAGGCGGAACAAAAGTGCCTGCTGGTTGATCAGGTGTAGTTTCTACGTTTTGTGGTGTCATTTGTGGCATTGGAATATTCGGCATTTCTGGTGTAGGCACAGCAGGGCCTGTAACATTCAAGCCTTGAGCCAATACTCTTTTTGCATTTACGTACCACATAATGTATATATTATAAAATCAATAACAATAATCCTGTACAAAGAATATAAAAATAAAGCGAGGGATTAAATTGTCTAATTCAAACCCATTAAATCCAGATAAAATTATCGACTATTCCAAAGACTATTATGGCATTTTAGGCTTAGAGAAAGGATGCCTTCCAGAAGGGAAGTCGCGCTCTGAGCGTCAAGAATGTTCGCACATTTTAGAAACTGCTTATCGGAAAGCAGCACGACGCGCCCATCCAGATTTTGGTGGCAACAAAGATGCATTCATTGATGTTGTACGTGCAAAATGGATTCTTGAAGACCCATTGATGAGGCGAATGTATGAATCTGGCGGAACTTATAAACCAACATTTGTTGAGGATGGCAATCCATTTGAGGTTGATTGGTCAAAGATTGGAACTTATCGACCTGGAACAAGTGAAGACACCATTGGTTTTGGACTATTTTTAAAAATTAGTCAACGTGCCGCTGATTTAGGTTTAGTTCCAGCATTTTATCCATCTGATGAAACTCATAATTATGAATGGGATTGGGTAATTATGCCAGAGGGTGATTACAAAATTGCATTATCTTTAGTACATGACGAAAGTGAAGTTTTACGCTTGACTTCAGGAGAAGATATTGGTAAATCTCTTCCGTTTAAGATTTATGTCTGTATTCCTAGAAAAAATATTTACTTTTTAAGAGATGATAGTGTAACTGTTGAACTTGATGATAAAAATTCAGTTGATATTAATGGGAATCTTCTGGCATGTTCTTATTCAGATTTTAATCTACTAGAAACCACTTCTCTAGAAGATGCCAATGAGTATTTCGCCCCAGGAGGAACTTTTGAAACACATTTACAATCATTTAGAGATGGAACTATGATTGAAATGCAAAAAGAAAAAGACCTACAAGCATTACAACCTATTTTTAAATCTGGCGAAGAATTAAAGAATATCGACACAGAAATGCTCAAGTCAATTATGAATATGCGCTCATTTACTACAGTTATGAATGAAAGAGCCGCAGATTTTCTTGAAAATTTACCAAGATAAAGGAATAAATTTTGTATATTTTTTATTGAAAATTTATTTAATTAAACAAGTGATTTAAATTCAAAATTAATAAAAAATGACGAGGTAATGAAGGCATCATGCTAGAAAAGAAGATGAGTACAGTCCATCATAGTAATGATGCAAAGACTGTCAAGGGGGACATTTTGGCTAAGCATATTTATGTCGTAGATACGTGCGTTCTTCTCCATGATCCTCAAGCCATTTATAAATTCGCAGAGCATGATGTTTACATTCCTCTTGCGGTAATTGATGATCTTGATGATATTAAAACAAGACGTGAAAGTGTTGGATGGGGGGCGCGTGAAGTATTTCGATTGCTTGATCAGTTCGAGCTTACAGATTTGATGTCCAAGGGCGTAAAGGTAAATGAAAAAGGTGGCAAATTATTCATTTATAATAATGAAGGTCCTATACAGCAAAATCAACGTCCAAATATTCAGAAAGTTTTTTCTGATAATGCTATAATTGAAGCAGCTATTGCACTTAATACTCAATATCCTAAACGTAAAGTATCTATCGTTACAAAAGATACAGCCTTGCGAGTAAGAGCTGAAAGTTGGGGTTGTAAAGCTGAAAATTATCGTTCTGATCTTTTAGAAGATGAAAAATACACAGGATTACGATATGTCGATATAACTAACATTCAAGACTGGAATATTTTATGGAATAATGAAGAATTAACTCTAAAACATTTTTCAGCAGAACTTGTAAATGCACTTGGTGTAATTCATCCAAATGAATTCATTTTATTTAGAAATGGAGAGTTTATTTGCCCAAGTCTTTTCCAACATGGAGTTTTTCGAATATTAAAAGATAAGAAAGAGAAAAACGGACGCGATAAAAATAAAATTGAATTTTCTGGCATATCTCCAAAAAATTTAGAACAAAAATGCGCTATGGAAGTCCTTGCAGATGATTCTATTCCTTTTGTTACAATTTGCGGTCAAGCTGGAACTGGTAAAACTTTGGTTACTTTAGCTGTTGCTTTGCAAAAAATTGCAGAGGAAACATATGAAAGAATCATTATCATCAAGCCTCTTATTCCAGTTGGTGGTAAAGACATTGGCGCTTTACCTGGTGATAAATTTGATAAAATTTCTGCTTGGCTTGGTCCAATGAAAGATAATATTGAACAAATTCTTGGTTCAAAAACAATGAAAGGTGGAAATCCATTTGAAGAAATGGTAGCAGATGGTGCTATTGAAGTAGAGGCTATGGCCTTTATTCAAGGACGATCCATCCCTAATTCTATAGTAATTGTAGATGAATCACAAAATCTTACTCCAAGAGAAGGTCGTATGGTTGTAGAGCGTTGCGGAAAAGATTCTAAGATTATTTTCTTAGGAGATTTATCTCAGGTGGAAAATCCATACTTAGACGCTAGGAGCAATGCTTTAATTCATGCTATGAATGGAGGCAAAAATCTTGATCAATGTGCAGCAGTAACATTGGTTAAAGTTGAAAGATCATCTCTATCTGCTGTTGCTTCTGAAATCTTTAAAGACCCAGCTTCTTTAATTAGATAACATTTGTATAATAATATGCTTGGAAAACTTCTTCCAAGCATATTATTAGGAAAAGAATTTATGGCTATTGCACAATCTTGGGTATTATATGAAAATACATCTCCTTTTTCTGTTGTCACAGAAGAAATGTTAAATTTAGATTTTGGTATTATTGAACCTGGGAATTGGGCGATTCAAGTAATTGGTTTAAAATTTCAAGGTGAACCTGTAAACAATATCAAAGCTTATCTATCTAGTTATAGATGTGATGCTTTTATACATAGCGGATCAACATTTAATTTTATCAACGATAATTTAATGACAAGTGAATCAGGTGATTTACACTCAGGCTATCAAATAAAGGTTTTAGAACTCGATCCAAATTCTTCCGATTATTCTAGTCAAGTTGCAAATTTTGCATTAGGCCCTTCTTCAAGTAGTTGGACAGATTTTTCTACAATTGTAGGTAATGCACACATGCCTATTTCATTACACGGCACAATGGATAAATTTTTTGTAACAAGAAGTAGTATGTTAGCTATTGCTTTATATGTTCCAAGTGGGCAAAGCGATGCTTTAATTAAGAACTTAAAGTTATTCTGTGAATTCGATACAAACTAAAAGGATAGTAAGACAATCGCACAGTAAATTATGAAATATATTTTAACATTATTTTAACTGGAAATTTGACAATAACAAATGTTATTATAGAATTTCAATAATATTTTTTAATAATTAAAAGGATTTGTAGTTAAACAAATATAAAGTATATTTGAAAGGACTTTAAAGGTTAATCCTTATCTCAATAAAAGGTATAAATAGGAATAATAAATATGCGCCCACTCGAATCAGAATTACATCAGGTACTGGAAGAGACTGCACCAGATGCTTATGCAATAGAGGATCAAGCTCGTATTGTTGCCACAGCAGCCGCAATATACAGACGTATTGAGCGAACAGCTTCTAAAAAATCAGGAAAACTTGATCCAAATAAGATTCATGAGGCAAGAATGATAGATTCATTGCTTCAGGCTATGGGTGCTCTGGAGGATTGGTCTGATAGTCAAAATTATACCGAGAATTATATTGATGGTAGAGGATTGTCAGTTAATCAAATTCTTAGTCGAGCATCTCATACATTAGCGGGAAACAGATATGCTAAGGATTTTAGCATGGATATTCTCAATGATGATGAATTGGATAAAATTCTTAATCCAAAATACTCAGAAGATGATAATTATTATGATATTGATGATGATCATGATGATAGACATCCATCTAATCTATTTTTTACACCTGGGACAGGCCATCATAAAACAGATTCAATTAGTCGCGGCGGATATTAAGGAGGTAATAATATGAGCAAGTTTTCGACCCGTTTTATTCGAGTCGCTCAGGCTCCTCCTGGCCCTCCACCTTCTGGTCCTGGCGGACCACCACCACCCCCTCCAACAGCACCCCCAGGAGGAGCACCACCGCCACCTATGCTTGGAATGGGCGGACCCCCACCAACAGCACCAACAGCAGCACCTGGTGGAATTTCTGGACCTGATAGAGAGGAAATAGGTTCGGCATTAGATAGTTTGGATAAAATTTTATATGATATTGATATTCAAGCTATGATTGAAAATGACCCAACATTGGACCCAGATGATTTAGCTGTCACAGTTTTTAAAATGTATGGCGGCGATGAATTTGGGAATGCTATCAGAAGTAAAGTTGGTAAACGCGATCCTCATGCCAAAAATGTTTCTCCAGAAGATGAAAAAGCTGAACAAGAAAGAACTGAAGACAAAAGATGGGAAAGATTGCCTTTAGGACAACATATAACTGACATTCAAGGCGTGACATTAGATAAATTAACCCAATTTATGCCAGCATTAATAGCATCCGTTGTTGCTAATGTTAAAAAGCAAGCAGGTGGCGGAGCGGCAGGTGGTCCGCCAGGACCAGGTGGGCCATTGGCTTCATCTAACGCCTGGATTAAAATTGCAAATAATTTAGATCAACAAGGTTGCTTTAAACAAGCAGATTGGATAGATAAAAATTATATAGTTTAAAACGAAAAACATGTCTTCCGCGTAGGAATATACACAAAACACCGAGAATGAATAAATTGTCGGTGTTTTATATTTAAAAACCTCAAAAATGTACGATAATACATAGAGGTTCTTGTATAATGAAAATACACAATGATTACAGGAACTGCTCCTCTTGATGCAAATGCATCCTATTAACGCAAATATCCTGTGATAAGGTGAACGAATGACACATAACAATAAATCAAATTACGATAGCAAATCTATTACCATATTAAATGGTCAACAAGCAGTTCGTACACGCCCCGCAATGTATATCGGTGACACAGGCAAGCGTGGACTACATCATCTAGTTTGGGAGATTTTAGATAACTCTGTAGATGAAGCAATGGCTGGTTACTGTAACCAGATTAAAATCACCGTAGATTCAGATGGACGAACCATTACGGTTGAAGATAATGGTCGAGGTATTCCTACTGAAGTCAAAGAGGAAGATGAACATAAACGTTCCACTCTTGAAATTGTATTAACTGAACTACATGCTGGAGGAAAATTCGGCGGTTCAGGTTATGAAGCCGCAGGCGGACTTCATGGTGTTGGTGCAAGTTGTGTCAACTTTTTATCCTACAATCTTATTGCTAGAGTTTGGCGAGATGATATTAAAGAAGATGGTAAAGTTACAACTCCTGGCGGAGCTTTTGAACTTTCGTTTAAAAGAGGCGTTGCAGAATCTCCTTGCAATCGTGTAGGCAATACAAATAAGCACGGAACAGCAATTACATTTGTGGCAGACCATAATATGTTTGGTCAAGTTAATGTCGATGATATTATCTCAAATATTGCAGAAAATGAGTTTGTTGTAGATGAAGACTTTTCTGATGCAAATAAAGCATGGAAACAATTATTGATTGATGGTGAAGTAACATTTAATCATTTTAAGAAAGTTTTTGGATATTTAGTTCAAAATAAAGTTTTGACTGAAGAACAATTACAAAATGCCTATGATAAATGGGAAAGACAATCAATTAGAAATACACAATTCGATGATGAAATTCTAGTTCGAAGATTTCGTGAAACTGCTTTTCTTAATGGCGGATTGAGAATCTTGTTTGAAAATAAGAAAACTGGTAGAAAAGAAGAGTTTCAATATAATGGCGGTATTTCAGATTATGTAAAATATCTTTCAAAAACAAGAACTAATCCATATCCAGAACCACCATTTTTCTTCTCTAATAAACTTGGTAAAGTGCAAGTTCAAGTCGCATTTCAATATTCCGAAGATGACGAAGAAACTATTTTAACATTTGCCAACAACATCTATACAACAGATGGAGGAACTCATTTATCTGGATTTAAGACATCATTAACTCGGGTTGTTAATCAATTTGCGCGATCTAGCGGTTTACTTAAAGATAAAGAACCTAATCTTTCTGGAGATGATATTCGAGAGGGTATTATATCAATCATCAGTATTCGATTGCCTCAGCCTCAGTTTGAAGGACAAACTAAAAGTAAATTAGGTTCTCCAGAAGGTGAAAGCGTAGTAAATAAACTTTTTGGTGAAGCTTTAACTGAATACTTTGAAAAGAATCCTTCTATCGTTAAAACTATAGTTGAGAGAGCTTTAATTGCGCAAAAGGCTAGAGAAGCGGCTAAAAAACAATCAGAACTTATTAAACGAAAGAGTTTCTTAGGAAAATCCAATCGCTTGCCTGGTAAATTAAAAGATTGTAATATGGAAGATCGTGATTCTACAGAAATATTCATCGTAGAAGGCGATTCGGCGGCTGGTAGTGCAAAAGATGGACGCGATCCTCAAACACAAGCTATTTTGCCAATTAGAGGTAAAATTATCAATGCTGAAAAGAATGACTTAACTTCTCTTTTAAAGAATCAGGAAGTTCAATCATTAATTTCTGCTATCGGTGTTGGAGTATTAATTAATGAAGATGAGTCAGAAGAAAATACTGATTTTAATCTTGATAATAGACGTTATAGTAAAATCATCCTAATGACCGACGCTGACGTTGATGGAAGTCATATTGCAACTCTGCTGTTAACATTTTTGTATCGATTTATGCGGCCTCTTGTTGCAAATGGATATGTGTACCTAGCTCAGCCTCCTTTATATCGCGTTGATATTGGTAAAAAATCAACATATTGCTGGACTGAAGAAGAAATGACAGAATTAGTCAGTTCTGCAAATGGCAAGGCAAAAACTGTTCGATTTAAAGGACTTGGAGAAATGAATCCTGAAGAACTTGCTGTTACAACAATGCATAGAGAAACACGTCGATTGCTTAGAGTTAATGTTTCAAATGCAGGAGATGCAGATCAGATGCTTTCAATCCTAATGGGTAGAAATGTTGCCGCACGTAAAGAACATATTATCAAACGATCAGAAGAAAGAACTTCTAACGACCTTGCGACAATTGTCGCCTAAAATACCATGAGAAAAAAGAACAACAAACTAAATCAAGACGATAATTTGACATCTATTACAGAACATATTTCTGATGAAGAAATTACTGAATTATTAGATGAAAATTATATGCGTTATACATTCGCCGTCATGGAAGATCGCGCTCTTCCAGAAGCTAAAGATGGCTTAAAACCATCGCAAAGACGTATTTTAGTCGCAATGAATGATTTGAGACTAAATTATTCGAGTTCAACTGAAAAATGTGCTAAAATCTGTGGTGAAACATCTGGTAACTATCATCCACATGGTGAAGCTATTGTTTACCCAACATTGATTCGCATGGCACAAGATTGGGTCTTGAGATATCCTTTAATTAAAGGTCAGGGTAATCTTGGTAATGTTGGAGGCGATCCTCCAGCGGCTATGCGATACACCGAAGCAAAGCTTTCTCGGGCTGGTGAAGCAATGTTGTCTGATCTTTCTGAAGATGTTGTGCCATATGTTGCTAACTATAATGAAAAGTTAAGAGAACCAACTATTTTACCTTCTATTCTACCAAATCTTATTGTGAATGGTGGTAGCGGAATTGCAGTTGGTGTAGCTTGTAAACTTGCTCCTCATAATTTAAGAGAAGTTACAGAAGTTATCAAGGCTTATATTGCTAATCCAAATTTAACAGTTGATGAAATTATATCATTAATGCCTGGTCCTGATTTTCCCACTGGCGGAATCTTACGTGGGCAAAAAGGTGTTAGAGATTATTATGAAGCTGGTAGAGGATCGCTCACTATCGATGGCATTTATGAAATAACTGAGGGCCATAAAGGAGCACAAAATATTGTAATCACTGGATTACCATATGGATCAAGTCCTGAAAAACTAGCCGAACAAATCGAAGAACTTGTTAAAGAGAAAAAGATTGATGGCATCACTGACCTTAAAGATTTATCACATCGTAAAAATGGACAAACAGTTATTCAATTGATTGTTGAAGTAGGTAAAGGCGGGAATGCGAATCTTGTATTAAATCAATTACTTAAATCAACAAGTCTGCGAGTTTCTTTTGATGTTAATCAAACTATTCTCATTGATGGTAAAGTCGTTGAAAATGCCCCCTTAAAGAGCCTTATTAAGGCTTTTGTGGATCATAGGCAAAATATATTGACAAACAAGTTTAATGCTGAATTAAAGAAGAATCAAGCAAGAGTTCATATTCTTGATGGTTTGTTAAAAGTATCTTTGAACATTGATAAAGCTATTAAGCTTATTCGGGCAAGCGATAATGCTGATAGTGCTATCCAAGCTTTATTAGACAATGATCTTGTTGATACAGAAATTCAAGCAAAAGCTGTTTTGGCGATTACATTGCGTCAACTTACTAAATTAGAGGCTAATTCTTTGGAAACTGAGAGAAAGAATCTATTAGAACGCAATGAATGGCTTACTGACATTCTTGGTAATAATAAAAAGCTTTTGAAATATATTGCAAAAGAACAAGAAGATTTTGCAAAATTATATGGAGATGATCGCAGAACAATTATTGGAGATGATACATCTGGTATTACTGCTGAAGATTTGATTCCTGAAGAACAAATTATCATCAGTTTAACAAAGGATGGATATATCAAGCGCGTACCTGTAAATACTTATAGGGTTCAAAAGCGTGGTGGAAAAGGCATGATTGGCGTAGGCAAAAGAGAAGCAGATGAAGCATCTGATATTTTCACTGGAAGTACACATGAATTGTTCTTATTCTTCTCAAATAAAGGAATTATGTATCGAAAGAAAGGTTATCAAATTCCTGAAGCTTCAAGAACTGGGAAAGGTATTCACTTAGCCAATCTTCTTTCTTTGTCTGCTGGTGAAGTTATTACTAACACTATTACAGTTAAAACATTAGATCAAGACGGAACATTAGTTATTGTTACTAAAAATGGTTTAATTAAGCGTACTGATATTAGAGAATATGATTCACAACGCATTTCTAAGAAATTTGGGGCAATTAAACTTGAAGACAATGATGAAGTACAGTGTGTTACAATCACAGATGGCAAACAAGATATTGTCCTAATTACACAGAATGGTATGGCTGTAAGATATTCAGAGAATATTGTTCGGAAAACTGCTCGTATGACTAAGGGTTGTCAAGCTATGAATCTTGCTAAAACAGATTGTATTGTGTCTATGTTAACGCTTGATAAGAATGAAAATCCCGATGTATTAGTAGTCACCACAAAGGGATATGCTAAGAAAACATTAGCTTCGGAATATCGATGTTTGCAAGGAAGATACGCTAAAGGTGTGCGAACTATCGACATTGATAAATCTGATCGCAATGGTGCCATTGTAAGTGCATTAATTGTTACAGATGAAGATACACTTTTATTCCTTACGAATAAAGGAACTATCATGAGAATGGCTGTTGCTGAAATTAAAGCTAAAGGAAGAAGTACTATGGGATCAAGGGCTATCAAAATAGAAGATGATACAACTCAAGTCGTTTCTGTAATTACAGCAAGTTGTGAAGAAGATGAAGAAGAAATAGAATAACATTCTATTTACATTATAAAAAACACTTGGAAAGATATCTTTCCAAGTGTTTTTTATTTAAAGGGATGTCATATAAATGTTTTGAATATTACATTATATGGCATTTCCAGGATTTTTATCAAGATTTGAACCCGCAACAGGATTATTGGTGCGGGGCATTTTAGTTAATGGTCATTATCTCTTAACAGATACTTGTCAAGTATTCCCACAACAAGAAATTGATTTAAATTGGCTCATACAAGGCGGTTCTGGTGGTAGTATCGCTAATCTAGGAAGAAAACATATTGAGGGACAAATATCTTGCCCTATTAGAGTAGATCAAAATGGAAATTTAGAACAGGCTGTACAGGAAATTTTAAATAATGCTCAATTTCCAAATACACCTTTAAGGATAGATACAAATCATGTTCTTTCAGATTTAAGAACAACAGCAGACAATGGAGGCACAGATAATAATTTACTTTTATCTATGGATTGTTTAGTTGTCAAAGATTTAACTGTCACAGCTACTCCGAATGAAGGTGTCAAACTCACAGCAACTGTAATTGGCATGATTGATAGTAGAACTTCCACTGATCTTATTACATCTCCTGATGGACATTATTTAGGGAGAACGATATCTTGGGCTGAATGCGATGCTGAAAGATTTCAATCTTCAATGCGAAGTGTCGTTAAAATAGTTGCAAGCATAAATAATCAAGTAGAAATTCCCACATTTTTACTTCCATATACAGCCTCTATTAATAGCAGATCAGATCAACCTACATTTGTAGGTGTTAAACAATGCAAATGGGGTGGAAATTTTGAAGAATTTCTCAGATTAGGTAATGATAAAGAAACATACATACATGGAGGTTGGATGGTAGGTGAAAATTTAGTATTTACTTTCGGTCCAATTAAAGCAATTTATCCAGTTCCATTGTTTAAAATAAGCCAACAACCTTTAACATATAACATTTTAAAAAGAAATACTGAATTCTTTTTTCAAAATTCACCCAACTATGCTTATCAACAAGGTGGACTTTTTACATTTTGAGAATAATAAAAATACACGATTGAAAAATAGAAGGTATTTTATACGTTTTAGAGAATCAAATTGACAAAGAAGGAATAGAAACTTAGGAGAATGCAACAGTATGCCAGTCAATAACAATATATTTGGCGTTAATAAAACGCTTCAAATAGCAGGAAGTCTAATTTTGGCAGCATCCGCGAACCGCAGATTAACTATGCAGGTTCAAAATAAGCCATTAATTCAAGGCACTCCCAAAACAAGAATTTTAGATATTGGTGGCGTGACTGAAGAAATTACTATTGACTCACCTATCTTAATTGGCGGGGCTGCTGCTTATGACGGAAGAACATTATTAAATAATCGATTAAATGATTATTTAGGTAATCCAGCGAATGCAACTTTGCCTTTGCTTAAAAGTGCAAATATTTCTATTAATCAACAACAGGCTAATGTTGATTTGAATTTAATTTCTGATGGTGACCCAGCTAATGCGAATGTATTTTTAGTTACTGATCTTCAAATACCTGAACTTGATCCAAGTTCTTCTGGAGGGCCAACACGTTTGGCTAGATTCTACGATTTCAGAGTATATTTAGCTGGATATTATTATTTTGTAACTGATGCAAGAATATCTGTTGAAGTTGATTCTCAAAATCTATATTTCCTTACACCATACAATGAAACTGTTGGAAATCAATTTCCTACAGTAGGTATTTCGGCTATCAAGATTTCTGGTTCTGGTAAAGCGGCGGCTTTGTTGCAAGACCCTAATTCTTCAGACCCATATTTCCAAAATCCAGGAGATGATTACAATGCTGAAGCATATTTAACTACTAATAATTATCCTCTAACATTACAACATTCAGGATTAGTTGATTATGTCAATACTGGGCCTAATGATGGCAGTTTTGCGATACAAATCTATAATGGCAGTGCATGGGTGGATTTATTTAGCGGAACTTCTATTGATTTGTCATATTCTGTTTTAAGTAAAAGCGAATTTAGAGTTGAACCAGGTTTGATGACTGTTGATTTTGCGTTTAACTGCTGGGTGAAATAACAATTCCTTAAAATCTGAACAAATCTGAACATTTGTGAACAAAACACAATTTTTAACAATTAAATTTACACAATTCCTTCTAAATGAAGGTTTTACAAACAAAATTTAGAAGGAATTATAGATTCCAATGAAATCTTTCAAAACTGAATTAATTCTCAATAATAAAGAAATTACAAAATGTAAAAAACATGCTGGCGTAGCCAGACATGCTTGGAATTGGGCATTGGAACAAACACAAAAAGCATTAGATGACAAAGAATTATTGCCTTCAGCAATCATTTTACACAAACGTCTTGTGGCAGAAGTAAAGAAAAATAATCCTTGGTATTATGAAGTGAGTAAATACACTCCTCAACAAGCATTAAGAAATCTTGAAGTATCTTGGAAAAGATGTTTTAAAAAATTATCTAAAAAACCAAAATTTAAAAAGAAAGAACAAAATGATTCTTTTTATCTTGAAGGTAAAATTCAGATAAAAGGAAATAAAATTAAACTACCAAATCTTGGATGGATAAAAACACATGAAGTTCTACCTGAGATTCTTAAAGGAGAATCTGGTACAGCAAATGTTACAATATCTGAAAGAGCAGGCAGATGGTTTATTAGTTATAAAGTAAATCATAAACCTGAAATAACAGATAAAACACTAGATTGTGCAGGTATGGATTTAGGAATTAAAACATTAGCAACACTATCTGATGGAACGACTTTTGAAAATCCTAAAGCATATAGAAAGAATAAAGCAAAGTTATCTAGAACACAGAGAAGTTTTTCAAGAAAGAAAAAAGGTTCTGCGAATGGAACTAAACAAAAACAAAAACTACGAAAGATACATTATAGAATTGCGAACATTCGCAAAAACGCAATTCATAAGATAACATCTTATCTCACTAAGAATCACAGTGAGATTGTGTTGGAAGACTTAAATGTATCTGGTATGATGAAAAACCATAAGTTGGCATCCGCAATCGCAGATTGCGGATTTCATGAATTTAGAAGACAATTAGAATATAAATCTGAATGGCATGGATGTACATTAACATTTGTTGACAGATTCTTTCCAAGTAGTAAAATTTTCTCTAATTGTGGATGTAAAAAGGAACAACTATCGCTTTCCGAGCGTATGTTTAATTGTTCAGATTGTGGTTTTCAGATTGATAGAGATTTAAATGCTGCTATTAATTTGAAAAAACAAATAAAATCCATACCCGAAGCTCTCGGGGAATTAACGCCTGTGGAGATGAAAGCTCTGGTTGCTGGCAAAGCCAGCAACGAAACTATCGTCACAGAAGCAGGAATAAAATATCAGTTAAGAACAAATGTTCAGAATTGTGTAAGTTTTTAAGAGCGGTGAAATAATTGTATAATTCAAAACCATGAACATTCCTAAATCTAAAATAACTCAGAAAGATATTTCTAAAATAAAAGAAACTGATGAATTAGAATTAGTTCCTATGGTTTTAAGCAAATTGCTTTTAAGTAATCAAGACGGAAGTGTGGCTGTATTAGAAGCCGACGATAAAGCATTTACTTATGCATTAGATTCTTACGAAGGAACACAACTTAGCTTTGCTAATGCTGGACTTTCAGATCATAGTCATATTAAAACAATCTACCAATTGTTTTTAGGATGGCTAAGAGATCAAGAAGTTAAATTGACTAATATTATGCTTGAAGCGAAAGTTGGTGATGTACACTATGTAAGACTAGAGTGGACAGATAAACAAAATAAAAAGATTTACAGTATGGTGTCGTTGGGAGACGCTTTAATTCTATCACTTTTAACCAAAACAAAAATGTCTATTATTAAAAATGTCATACCATTAATGAATGAATATGATGAGAATTGGCCTTACGAAGTTGAAATTATCGATTTTGAAAGCAATGATGATTAGATATTGATATTCTGAAATCTTGTGTTATCTTGGATCATTAATTCCTCTCTTTCATATGCACCTTTCTTTATGATATTTTCGCATGCTCTTAAAATATATGCATATCTATCAGAATTTTCTATTTGCATATAATATTCAATATCATTTAGTAATTTACCAAATTCTACATATTTTTGATTTTCAAGCATTTTCAACTCTTCATATTTTTCACGAATGTCTTGAATACTTTCTTTTTTAAATAAATTAAATTCATTTAATTTATTTAAATATGCAATGTAGTTTTCTTTACTTTTATCTTTAGAATATGTATTCCATAAATTTGTACATTCAAAAAGATATTCATTATATTCATTATAATAATTAAACATAAGTTGTGTATTGATTAATGGCATTTCACCGACGCCAACCATTGCTAAACGATTGTAGAGAATCGCGTCATATTTAGCAATGAAACTTCGTATTAATGCTTCTTCAGGGCTTACGGTGCGATTTGTGTATCTACCATTTGAATCAACAACTAAAAATTTATGAACATCACAGTTAGGATTATGACAAACTTTTTTATGTTCGATTAAATTATGAGAGGCAATGCAATAATTAATGTTGTTGACATCTATTGCTGGATTTCTATAGATAATAGAAGCCTCATCGAGCTTGTTCATAATCACAGAATCATCTTTAATATCCTTTTCTTCAAAATAAATAGCGCTGCTATCTATAATATTTGAAGCAAAATTCTCTGTCATTTTTTTCCATTCAGTTTTTACTGAGTATTTGTCGCCAATTGTTGCATTTGACCCTGCTGTTAATTCATTTCCATATTTCGAAGATTTAGCAATACTACCATCTGGTAAATATAAGTTTTTATCAAGGTTATATCGTTTAGTATTTGACAACATTCCATAATATTCACCTACAAAAACGACTTTTTCTTTGATAACAGGATGATATAATCCAGATTCATCTTGTTCCCAATGAGAAATAACATCACATGGAATAACAAAATCAACAATATAATTCATACTTCCTGATTTATCAAAATCAGGTGCTGTTATAGATATACGTTGAGGAACAGCAGCAAGACCATACGATCTTAATTTATTAATAATAGCCCTTTCTGGTCCTGAATCAATATTAAAACAAGTATAAACTTCATCTTTGTGTATTCTTCCACCCAATGCATAAATGGGATCATCTTTATCATATCCAATGTCTAGTAACATGTCTCTAAATTTACTTAAAGTTTTCTCGCAAATTTGTTCATAACAATATTTTAGACATTGTTCTACTTCATTTCTTGGAACAGTATTTCGATCTGTTAAAACTAAATGTAATCTTTCAATTGCATTTGAAGAATTGCTGCTTAAAAATTCGTCAATGTATTGTTTAAATACAGGCAAAATAACTTCATCATCTTTTCTGCGTTCTTCAATTGCTAAGTTATACTCTTCTTTATTAGTTGGCTTAGGCATTTTATAAAAAAATACATTTTCGCATTTCTTAATGCTAGAATCTTCAACTTTATCCCATCTTATGCCTAAAGGCAATAAAATATCAGAATATGCGTTTATTGGCATAGGATCAGGCATGATGCTTTTATTAATTTCTAGTTCATTTTCATCTTTGCCTAAATGACTCCAAATTTGTCCTGCTCTAGTACCGTCATTATTATCTCTAACTAGATTATTTATAAAAGGGATACTTGATAAGTCTGTTTCGTTAAAACATTCCAGAATGTTTTTATCTTTTAATAATTCTATTCTATTGTCTTTAGTTGGCAACAAAAACAAAGCCATGATAATGTCATCTGTTAAATTAGGACATTGTGTTTTTTTTGACCTTAAATCATTAATTTTTTGTTTAATGTCATTGCGTAACTGTTCAATTGTTAATGTTCTTTTTGATAAAACAGCCTTCTTTTGCATTTCTATATTGGCTTGATTAAAAAAAGCAGCCAATAAATTTTTGCCCTCTTTTTCAGAAAAGAAATTTATAGTTGGTTCGGTAGCATAAGATGCCAATTCTTCTGAATGTAGTGATAAAACCTTTTTAATTAATTCCTGTTTTAATTGATTAACAAATGAATTATAAGCACTTGTAGGCATTCCTAATGGCTTACCTTCTCTCCCAATATCTTGAGGCTTAACTTTTTCTTGATATTGAATATTAAACTCATCAAATAACTTTTTAGCCAATGCTTCATTTTCTTGAATTGCTTTTGAATATTCATTAATCTTTTTTATAACAAGATCACTACCTGGTTTATATGGTGAATTTTGAAAACCAGATAAAACAACACCAAAAACATCTGCTGATTCAATTGCCATATCACCAATATATTTAGTAATTTCGCCTGACAATTGAACGTATTTTTCAGGATTTTCTAATATTTGTGAGATTTTTTTGTTAATTTCTTCTTGATTTTGTGTTAAAAAAGGCAGAGCGATTTTTTCTTCTTGAAATTCCGCTAATAACTGTCTGTATTTTTTAAAATTAAAACCACGCATAAAAATCTCACCTATTTTCTTTTATACTGTTTTTAAGTTTAAAATTCCTTGAAACAGTATTGATAGGTGAGATTTTGTTTAAATTTCTTCTTCACATGACGGAATAAATTCCAAGTTCAAATGTGTAGCCGCTAAATCAGCCCCAATTTCCACAGCAGAAATAAATGGCATTAATTCCTCTTCATCTTCTAAGCCATGCATAAAATATACACTAATTTGATTTTCAATTCCAGTAGAATCAATAACAAAAATAGGTAATGCAAACATAGATACGTAATCGTCGGATATGAATATTTTACCTTTATTAATAGGATGTAAACCTATTTGTACACAAGTGGTTTCATTCTTTTCATGATAATGCATAACAGCTTCATATGCTAAATCATGCCAATCTTCAATAAATGAATCTTTTAATAAATCTACATATGCATTACGTATTTGTTCAAAAGCTGGATGTAAGGGAATAATTGCCAAATTTGTGCGCTGAGATTCCACCATTATTTATTGTCCTCCGCGTGTTCGTGATGACATACTGTGCAAGAATGGCATAGTTTATGATTAATAAAATGCGAACAGGCCACCATAAAACCACCAATAACTAACATTAACACATAAATGTCAAAAGTATGATGTATTTTAACATATTCATGTAAAATTCTTCCAATGGCTAAAAATGTCAGTCCGACAGATAAAATTGCCAAAGCTAATTTTGATTTATGCTTGGTATATCCAAAGCATAAACTCGTTACACCAATGCCAGCACTAGAAGCGAATAATAGCCATTCCATTGTTTCACTGGCAAAAAAACTTAATCCTATAATTGGGAATAGAGTAATAACTAATGGCATCAGTGCGCAATGTATTGCGCACAAGAAAGAAGCAGTTGCTCCTACTTTGTCTAATTTTGAATGTGTTTTTAATTTCATAATGCATCTATTAGATCAGATAGATTTATCTCATCTTTATTATTGTTGTTTGTAAAGCCTTTTATGTTATAAGAATAACGATGAACTCCTTTAATCATGCCATATTTTTTAACAGCCTGCTTATGTTCTTCATTAATATATCCTTTATGATTCTCAAATTTATAGTCAGGATATTTTTCAGCCAATTCCATAATATATTCATCTCTTGCAACTTTAGCTAACACAGATGCTGCGGCTATACTTAAACTCGTAGCATCTCCTTTAACAATCATATTATATGGTTTAAGAGTAAACGACGTTGTTTGATCAACTAAATAAATATTTACTTGTTTCTCTATTTGAGACGAACATTGTTTTGCCGCCATTTCCATTGCCTGACGATTTGCCCAAGATAATCCCTTTTTGTCAATATCTTTTGCATCTATAAAAAATACACTCCATGCAAGTGCCAAATTTTTAATTTTATCAATCAATTCGACTCTTGTATCGTGCGAGAGCTGTTTACTATCATTAAGACCTGAAATAGTGGCATTTTCTGGTAATATACAAGCTCCTGCTACTAATGGACCAGCCCAACAACCACGAGCAACTTCATCAATACCACAAATGACAGGACCGTGTATTGATCTTATATTATTGTCATATTGAGCAAGTTTCTCATGAGCTTTCATAGTGTATTCTACGTGTTTTATTCTGAATTTATAAGCGATTCCGCAATCAAACTCAATTGTTTACTAGCCATTTTAAGAATATCTTCTGTAGAAGTTACAAGTCCGCGTAATAATTCAAGATTTTCATTTGTTTGTCCTTGCTCTAAAGACGGTAACAAATCTTCTAATTCGTAAATAAGTTCTTCTGTAAAATAATCTCTATTGTCTCTTAATAATTCTTCAACTTGAATTAATTGATCTCTAACTACACTTTGCAAGTTAGATGTAATTGTAAACAGAGCATCTTCTTCTTTGTTTTCTTCTGCTTCTTTAAGCATTCTTTGCACTTCTTCAGAGGATAATGAAGAATTTCCTGTTAAAGTAATCGATTTAGACAATCCTGTAATCTTATCAATCGCAGAGACTGAAAGTATACCATTTGCATCAACATCAAACGTGACTTCGATTTGTGGTGCTCCTCTTGGTGCTGGATCAACTTCAAGACTAAATTTACCCAAGAATTTATTATCTTTTGTTTGTGGCCTTTCGCCCTGATATACTTTAATTTCAACTAATTTTTGATTATCTTCTGCTGTGGAGTAAATATCTGAAAATGATGCTGGTACAGGAGTATTGCGTTCAATCATTTTCGTCATTACTCCGCCTGCTGTTTCAATTCCTAATGTTAGAGGACTTACATCAACAAGATAAATTTCTTTATCTGATTGTCCAGAAAGAACACTGGCCTGTATTGCTGCACCAATCGCAACAGCTTCGTCGGGATTAATGGATCGATTTGGCACTTTGCCTGTCCATAATTCTACAGATTCTGCAATTTTAGGAACTCTTGTACTTCCGCCAACAAATACGACTTCATCAATTTCAGAATAAGTAATTTTAGCATCAAGTATTGCTTGGTCTACGCATTTTTTAGCCTTTTCAATGAGTTCTTCTATTTCTTTTTCGAATTCTTGTCTGGTTACTGTAACTTTAAGATGTTTTGGCAGGCCATTTTCATGATAGAAATATGGTATATATACGTTACTGCTCTTGCTGGATGTTAGTTCTTTTTTAAGCTTTTCAGCGGCTTCTCTTAATCGAACTTTCATATTCTCATCTAATACGTCTTCTTGAATTTCTGCTTTAGAAAGAATGATTTTTTCTAGTTTTTGATCAAAATCATCTCCACCCAAAAAGGTATCTCCGCTTGTAGATTGAACTAAGAAATCCATACCATCAAGTATTTTAAGGATTGTTACGTCAAATGTCCCGCCTCCCAAATCAAAGACAAGAACAGTTTCATCTTTATTTTTATCTAATCCATACGCTAAAGATGCGGCAGTAGGTTCGTTTATAATTCTAAGAACTTTTAATCCTGCTAATTCTCCAGCTATAGTTGTAGATTTACGTTGATCATTATTAAAGTATGCTGGAACCGTAATAACAACAGCTTCTACTGTATCATTAAGAAATGATTCTGCATCTTCTTTAAGTTTTTTAAGTATTTCAGATGATATTTCTTCTGGAGAAAATTCTTTATCATTAAGCATTAGTCGATCATTAGTTCCCATACGTCTTTTAATAGAACGTATTGTGGATGAGGGGTTCATTAATTCTTGATCAACTGCTGGTGCTCCAACAAGTTTTTCTTTATCTTGTGTGTATGCAAATACAGACGGAGTTGTTCTTCCTCCTTCACTACTAGGAATAACTTCAGGGATTCCTTTATCATTTACATATGCAATACAAGAATTTGTAGTTCCAAGATCAATTCCAATTACTTTCATATTTTCAACTCTTTTTATTTATTTTGAGTTCAATTATACAAAAAGAATTGGAAATATTTCCAATTCTTTTTGTATACAATCTATTTATCTTCAGGCAATTGATTAGAAGCTCCAGGCTTATAACCTGGATAAAGTGTTTTAAGCGGATTGCCTGTTTCTAACTTTTTGCGCATCTTTTCAATTTCTTTAGTAGTAATAGGGGATTCAAGTTTGACAATACGAGGATCGCGTGGTAAATTTTCTTTATATCCATGAACCATCGAAAGCATTTGAGTGACTTTAAACGTGTCTTTACATTTGGGGCATCGCATAATTGCGAATGCTTCAACTTCATTTTTAGGAAGCCATCCTAAATGTGATTCTTGATAAAAAGGATGCCTACAATTTCTGTTTGCACATCGTTTGGGCATACCGAAGATGACTTGGTTAAACATGCTTCCTCACACTCCTTACTAGGAATATTGTTATATTCTCTATAATGATAATTATTGCCTTTATATATTAAAATTATTATTTTAATATAATTTTAACACAAAATAGGAATTTTTTGTTAAAATTATTCTATAATATATATGGCGTCAAAGATGAATACAAATAGTTCGTTGAGGAACTAGCTCTCGTTGTTGAGACAATATCACATACAAGGAGATTTACTATTATGAAAAAATTCCTCAAAGAATTTATCACAAATTGGGAAATCATGCTAACACACGCAATGTGCGTCCAGTATGGAATTCCGAAAATCGAAGATAAAATTCGCTAAACTATCTCTAAAGTCCATGCTCTTTCGTTATTATATACTTGTTTACGAACTGAAGCATGTTCTTTAAACTCTCTCTGCTGGCTAAGGAAATCAATGACGATAGCCTCAGATTTACCATTTTCAATGGATTCTTCAATGTTTTTTCCTACACAACGAAGAACACGTCCGATGGCCTGATAAGTGGTGATTGTTGATTTATTTGATCCAGCAAGAATCAACACCGTCACTTTCGGGGCATCAATACCTGTATTTGCCCATTTCGTAGCAATTACAATCGTTTCGTTCCTTTCTAACTTATCAAGCATTCTTCGTCTATAATCTTTCTCTTCTTCGTTCGGATCATCATCTTCATCTTCTTTAGCTCCAGTTCCAGGAATAAAGACTGAATTTTTAATCATACTTTCAAGAAGATAACCATGATCTTTTTGATCCACAAGAATAAGAACAGGTTTCCCCTCTTCCATAAAGGCTTCGGCAAATTGTTTAATGCGATAATTTCTTTCCCAATTATTGATTATATTGATATTATATGTATCTTGATACGTTTTACCACTTTTATGATATCCTATTTTAACAAGAAATATTCTAGGTGGAACTAAATAGCCCATTTCAATTAAATCAGAGCTAGAAACAGAAATTACTTTTCTGCCAAGCGATCCTTCCATTCTAATTTCTTGATTGTCTTCGCGCCAAGGAGTTGCGGAAAGTCCTATTTTATAATATGCATTTTTGGCATAATTACTTAACTCTTCAACAATAACTGCCGCGAGATGTGCTTCATCAACAATAAAAGCTTTGCATTCTTGAATAAGTTTTCTTACAGATTGTTTCTGCTCAATCAATTTGATTTTATCATTTAATGCCTTTTCTTCATCTAAATACACTTTTTTAACATCTTTAATTAAAGCTTTAAAATCTTTGTCGTATTTAGCCTGGTGTGTTTTGATTTCTTTTTCAATTTTAATTTGTTTTTTGGGATCAGTTTCTAATTTTAAAGATTTATTTAAATTGTTAATTATTAATAATTGTTCATTTAAAGATTCTTTTGCGGTCTTTTCTACTTTTTCATATTGTGTTTTAGCTTTATCATAAGCAGATTTGATTTGTTCTAAAGTTCGTGTTTTGGAATTTTCTTCTGAAACAAGTTTTTTTGCACTTTCTGAATATTTCACATCAAAAGCAGTAAGCGCAGTTTGATAAGTGACAATGTTAATTCCCTCAAGATTTAAATCACATTTTCCGCCACCCGCAATGCCAATTTTTACAGGTTTTCCGTCTTTACGAATATATTTATGAAATTCTTCTTGAGTTTGATTTAGCAAAGAAATAGAAGGAACTATAAAGATAACAGGAGATACTGAAAATTCAGCCAGCATTTCACATGAAAGCATGGTTTTGCCTGCTCCAGTTCCTAGTTCTAGCATAGCTCTTGTGTACTTTTTAGCTAATTTAGGAGCTTCGATTTGATATGGCCTTAATTTTTTGTTGCCGAAATCACATGTAATTTGATAATTCTGTTCAGGCTTTGGTCTTGTATCCTCTATTTTGTAATCAATTTCATTTTTCTTGAAAAACTTCACAACACGAGGGACTAATCCAGTGGGAAGCGATTGAGAAGCTTTACGATAAAGTGATATTCGTCCATCCCACAAGCCTTCTTTAACTTTGGGTGCCCATTCTATATTAGGAGGCATATAACTAAGTTCTTGGCGTATAGATTCATGAAAATCTTTATTGATGGTATAACTTTCATGAATTTGACCAATTAATTTAGCTTGGACATTATCAATTAAAATTCTTATCATAACATTATATTATAGTACAAAAACACACTGGAATGTTATAATTCCAGTGTGTTTTTGTACTATTTATGATTAAATTAATTCCCGCCAAGTAAGAATCGAGTTCTTTGTTCTTCTCGTTCTTTTGAATCAGCATAAGGATGATTAGCCACCCAATTGTTGAACAATGCATCAAGCTCGGCTTGATCAACTTCTGGTCTTGTGCCAGGAGCATAAACAGGAACAACAATTGGAGAAGGTTCTGGAGCAGGAACAGGAACAACGGCTGGCGTTGGTTCAGGTGTTGGTTCAGGTGTTACAGGCACTACAATTTCTTGTGTACTTCCGTCAGGTTCTTTGACGATAATTACTTCTTCAGGATTTGTAGTACCAGGCGCTGGTTGTTCAATTACAACGGTAGGTTGCCCTTCGCTTTCTGAACTAACGTCTGAAGTATTAGTTGTTTTAACAACTTCGGTCTGTGATTCTGTGGGTTTATCTCTTTTTGCCATTTTGACTCCTTATTTTAATACCATCATCATTTTGACGGCTTTAGTGGTTGGTTGATTCTTCAGATGAAGCATATTTACAATTGTCAATGTAACTTGCTTAATATCTTCGATTTCTGTATCAGTTAAAGTTACATTATGATCTGCGGCTGCTTTCTGAACAAATTTCACAAATACATCGACGGCCTCATTGTCTGTAAATTTGCCTGATGCAATTTCATTTAAACCTTCGAGCCAAATGCTATAAATAAAGTCAGCCTTGTCGCCTAGCTTTGTTCCTAAAATTTGTTTAGCTAATGAAAGAGCGATTTGAGCATATGCAACATCATCCTTGTTGGCAGAAAGATATTTCAAACCCAAGACCGACAAAAGACCAAGCAATATGGGAATAGCCCACGATGCTACAGTTACTCCAAATGCTGTTAAAAGTGTTTCGTGCATATTTTTAATACCTACCTTTTATTTTGTTTGTTTAACAACTTTTAGCAATCACATCGCCTTCTCCGTCGTCATCTAACGGACCTGTGTTAATTCTAGAATTAACATGTCTGTGGCAATATGGGCAAACTCCACCATCTTCAAGGTTTTCTTTAGAAACAATGATTTTATTGCATGACATGCATAAAATAGCACCGTCATTTTGTTCGCCAGTAAATTTATCAATAGAGCCTGAAGCTCCGCGTTTAATCATACTCATTAAAATACTCCTTACTTTAATCCTTTTTATTTTTTCTTGAATCCAAGTATTTAATCAAAAGTTCTTCTTCTTCTTCTGTTATGTTCTTTGGAGATTCAAATTCAAATTGAATATATAAATCTCCGCGTTCAGTAGGACTTTTTGGAAGACCTTGATTATTTATCTTTTCTAGTTTTTTATAATCAAAACCTTTTTCTAACATAAATGTTATATTTTTTCCATCTATTCCTTTAATAGTGAACTCGCCACCCATTATTGCTTGGACTGGATCAATGGTTTGTTTGTACAGTAAATTGTATTGGATATCATGTTCAAAATTGGGTTGTTTTTCTAAATCAACATGAATATATAAGTTGCCAGCAGGTAAATCTGGATATTCATGATTTCCACCATTTGCAACCATAAATTGCTTAAATAAACTACCAACTTTAATGATTTCTTCTTTTTCGACAGATTTGTTTTTTAAACCAAACCCTTGACATTTATCGCATGTTTTGGAAAATGTTTTACCTTTTCCAAAACATTTTCTGCATTGAAATCTGGTCTCAGTAATTTGATTACCATATTGTTGTCTTTGAGAAACTACACCTGTTCCTTTACAGACATCACAAGGTGTTGGATTTATTTGGCCTTCATTAGAACAATCTGGGCATCCTATTTTAATATTATATCGTAGATTAATTTTCGAATCATGAAAAATTTGATTAGCTTTCAAATGAATGGATATTCTTATATCGGTATTTTGCCTGATTTGAGCATATGTTCCGTTTCCTCTGACTTGATTAAACATCCACTCTATATCATTATTAAAATAATTAAAATTAGTATTCCCGAAATTGACTCCTCCCGTCTGAGGCCCAACGCCAGAACTGCCAAAATTATCATAATCACGCCTTTTATCAGAATTACTTAAAGTTTCATAAGCTTCTGTGCATTGTTTAAATTTTTCTTCTGCCTCAGGATTATCAGGATTGACATCAGGGTGATATTTTTTGGCAAGCTTACGATATGCTGATTTGATTTCATCAGCCGTTGCAGTTTTTGAAACACCTAAAATTTCATAATAATTTGCCATAATTTAACCTTGAATAATATTCAAGATATTATCGGCTTTTTGTGATAGAATTCACGAAAGAAATTATTTTGTTTGAAGGACAAACTGAATTCTCACCTATTCCAATTTCTGCATGTTGACCAGTGACACCAATTACTAATCCATATACTAATCCATCTGTTCCAATCACCATACCGCCACTGACCCCTTGAAGAATTTTTGCGTCAATAAAAATAATGTCATTCCATGCTTGACTTGGCGCATGTTCGCCCAATTGTTGATGAACATTACTGATTCTTCCAACAGTAGACGTATCATGCCATCCTTCGGGGCTTCCAATAACAGCAATAATATCACCAATTTCAGCTTTATTCGAATCTCCTAATGTAACATAAGGTATATTTTTTGATATTTGTGGGCATGAAAGCAATGCACAGTCTATATTAGGGTCAGATGCCACAATATCTGCTTTATATCGCGTTTTACCATCAAATGTAATATTAATCTCATGGGGTTTTGAATTTAATTCAGGAGGACAAACATGTGAAGCTGTACATACAACTCCTTCTCCTAAATGGAAACCACTACCAGACCAATGTTCATTCTCGGCATATACGAGAATAGTACAAGATGATTGTATACAATCTTTGATCATATAAGCAATTTCATCTTCTACTTTTTCGTGCTTTTCTTGCGCGACTCGCATATGCCAAGCAATTAAATCTGGATTTAAACTAAAAATATTCATATTGTTATATTCAAAAATATATCTTGATTTCCCTTATTACTAAAATTTACTTGTATATGTTATCATTTTACGAGGAAAGATAGCTTTTCCGATAATATCTTTTATTGGCACTGGACCAATAACTCTGGAATCTTCAGAATTAGCACTATTATCACCTAAAACATATACATATCCCTGAGGAATTATGGTTTTCTTAACTTGAATTAATCTTTTTGGCACATGTGTTGCTTCATAAAAATTAAGATGTTCAGGCATGTCATCATGCACATATCCAGTATAACAAGCATCACCAGGGATAAGCTCTATGCGCTTAATCTCTGTTATATTTTTATATTTAAAAACAATTACATCTCCTCTGTGCAAATTATTATACATTTTGCTAATAAATAACAAATCTAAATTATTATATGTTGGACACATAGATGTTCCTTGAACAACAACCAGTTTAAAAGGATGTAATAAAATTGACAAAAATGCAATTATTATAATAATAAATTGCCACACACGCTTGATTTTATAAGGCATAAAGCTTCACTCCTTGCTTTACCAAATCAGCGTTTTCAAATGCTGCTTTTATGTAGTTTTTATTTGTTGTAGATTGCTGCATAAAGAACGACGCTATAATTAGTCAAAATAATCATCATTTCTACCATTATGATGATTATTTAAGATGACGATTTCCAAGGCATAAAGTTAGCAAAATTAGGAATACCATAAGTAATTTTGCCTATATGATCAACTGTTGCAATTCCGCCATTATTATCGCTTAATTCATCTAAAAATTTAAGCATATCTTGAGAATTTTTAATTTGTGGATTATTTGGATCGCTTCTCGACCAAGATAAAATCAAAGCACATACACCAGCAACAAATGGTGATGCTTGACTTGTTCCATTAAGTAAAGCATATTGATTATTTAAAAATGTTGAATAAATATTAACTCCAGGTGCTCCCAAAGCAATTCTAGCTCCGCGAGAGCTAAAATTGGCAATTTGTCCCGATTGATCCATAGCTGCAACGGCAATAACTTCATCGTATCTTGCAGGCCAATTTACATTGCCACCGTCATTTCCAGCAGCAGCAATAATAATAATGCCAGCATCGTATGCATCTTTAATTGCATCATGAACAGAACTAGGTGGTTCTATTGGAGCGCCTAAACTCATATTAATAATATCAACTTTATTTTCAATGGCTAATCTAATTCCTTTTTCGATGGTATCAAAACCGCTATGTCCTGAATCATCTAGAACTTTAATAGGAAGAATTTTAGCTTGTGGAGCTACTCCAATAACGCCTATGCCATTTTCTAAAGCAGCAATAATGCCTGCTACGTGCGTATGATGCCCAACTTTGTCGTCAACAGTTCCTACTACAGAAATAGCAGGCAACAAATTATCATTTAGATCAATATGATTAGGTCCCCCAGTATCTAAAACTGCAACAACAACACCTGCTCCTTTAGAATGTTTATGCGCTTCAGGGATATCAGCAGCGATTAATCCCCAATCCATTGTTTCTGATAAAGCGCCAATCACATATTCAGGAGTCAATTCTTCAATTGGTAAAAATGGTATATCAAACATATTAAATCACCATTTTATGTTACTATAATTCTTATTAATTTTCCTTTGAAAATTAGGAATTATTGAACAGTAACATAACCACTTGAAATAGGGTTTCCATAAAGAGTCCCATTATATGGTGTGATTATATAATTAATTACCATACCGCTCTTTACCATATTTGCTGGCAATATTGCAGTATATACTCCATCAACTGGATCGTTGCTATTAAGAGGCAAATTGCTATCTTTTGAATACCAATAAATAATATTATTATTAGCTATACCTGATATATTTTGATCACCGCCACCATTTCCATCATTATAAATATAGGAAGCGGTTAGCTCAGTATTGGCTGGAACATATACTACATTATTTACAGTCGTTTGATTTGGTGAAGTAATTGCGACATTAGTTACATAAGGTTTATACTTTGCGCCTAAAGTTATTGTGTTACTCACAACAGGATCACCTAAATTGTAGCCATCACAAGGCGTAACTATAACATATAATTGATCATGTAATTGGAATAAACTTCCTATATCATCTAATCGCTCTACTGTTCTGTTATTATACTCGGGTAAACCATTACCCGCTGTTATTTGAACAAATCCATTACCATCATTAATTGCACCAGATAATCCTGTGCGTTTTAACCACCATGTTGTTTGCGTATTTCTTTCTTCATTCCCAGTATGAGATGCATAAATATAATTTATGTAGATTTGATCATATATACTTGCTGGCGATGGTTGTAAAGTAACAAATCCACTAATATATGGAGGGTCAGATTGTGATAATAATTGCTGTAAATTAGTGGAATTTTGAGTAGTATACATTAATCCAAAATTTTTAATATCTACTGGAACATCAGAATAATTTACAATTTCAACGCCTATTCTAAATTTTGAAGAAGGTTGAATATAAACCGTAACCACATCTGTTCTTTCTAATTCTTTTTTAAATGTTATTGTTCCATTCTCGTTATTTGCAAAATAATTTCCTCTAACAATAGAATTATTTAATAACACAACAATTTCAGAATCAACAGGCCATTTACCGTTGATTAAATAATATGTTCTGTTATCATAAGTCACAGTATTTTCACCAGCATTTTCGTAAAGTTTTGCTGGAGTAATAATGTTTACAGTAAATACAGCGGAAAATGATTGAGCTTGTCTAAAAATAATATATCCATGTGCTCCATCAAGTGCATAAACACCATTGGTATTATCAATTGGTTTAGAATATCCTTGAATATATACGCTAACTTCATCTGTTGTACTCCATGTTACGGGATTACCACTAGAATCAATAACTTGATATATTAAAACACCATCTGTTGTGGTTCCTCCAGGTGCTGCAATTGTCGCAAGATTTAAACGATCAATTTCTTTTGTAAACAATAAACTAACTTGTCTATTGGGAAGCACTCCATTGCGCCCATTAATTATATGTTCATAATAATTAAAGTCTGTAATGTCACCTCTGCATATCCCCCAGTTTAATTTTGCTGTTTTAGGAATTACAGCTTCAATCGTGAGTATTTCTTCAAATAGTAAACCGTTAATATCATATGGATAAGTAATCAAGTATTCGTAGCTTGGTAAAATTTGTGTATGATACAATTCTGTTATAATTGGTTTAACGGCACTATAAATTCCAGATATTAATGTCCAACCATCAGTCATATTTATAACGTATTGTATGCCCAAAACTAAAGCTTGAACAGTTAATGGTGTTCCACTAGTTAATGTTTGCCATCCTGACCAATTTAATCTATCTTGAGTCCATCTTACTTTAATAATACATGAGCTATTTGATATTGTTCCTGTTGGGGCGGAAAAAGTAGCATTTACATTTTCTAACCAAATTCCTTCCTCAAAATCATAATTTTTATTCCATGTCGCAGTGAATACATCATTCACTCCTCCATGCAAAAGACTATTAATAGCATTTGACCAATCAGTTGACGCATTTGCACTATTAATATCAAATAAATTGCCATTGGTTTCATCTGTTATAGTTCTCAACCCAGTTAAGTTAGATGATCGATCTAAAGCAAATATAGATGTATTGGCCCCTAAACCATTCCAAGAAGTAAAAGCTGTCAAACCTACTTGGCTTGCTGTTTGAGCATTCATGCCATTATCGTCACCATCCGCAAATACAAAGAACAATGGAGTAAATGTATTAGCCCATCTTTGTATTAAATAATTTCTGACAGTTGGCGATGCGGCAATTCCTCCAGATGTTCCATCCCAATCTGATATAAATTGCGTCTCATACCAGTCTTGAATATCATTTAACCTTAACATATTCCTATCAATATGATATTGAACAATTTCATTAACAATAAATTGTATCTGTGATTCATTATAATTCTTGTTAATAATAGCATTTACAATAGCTTCTGGACTTATCCCACTAGCTGACAAATTAGCAGTATCGTATAAATAAGAATATACACCATTCTCTCTTAAAGCTAAAGCATAGGTGTCAAAACTACTTAATACATTTGAAAATCCATCTGTTCTTTCTAAAGAACTCGTACCATATTGCCACCAATCCGCAAAAGTAGGATAAAAATCTGAACCATTAACTTGAGTTTTAGTTCGATTAAATAGCATATCTATTAAATTTTGAATATTTTCAACATGATACAAATTTGATGTAATTCCATCAATTGAATCTGACCATTTAATAGAGTTAGAATCGTCAATTGTTAATGCTATAGCAAATTTAGAATCTGTGGTTAAGCTTCCGTCGTCTGTAACCACTACGCTTCCATAAGATTCTCCTGTTAAAAATCCAACTGGCAGTGTATTATCCTTATATCCTACTGGTTCATATACAGTGGTTGTTGTTACGGGTTGAACCATAAAAACTTTAAAGAAAAAGTTTTTGTCTCCAGGAGTTAATGTTGCCCAATTAGGAGTAATACCCCCAGTTAATGCTAACCCATCGGAATATGGATGTGATAAAGCTGAAACTTGCCAATTAAAACATGGTTCTGCACCTGATGCTACATTTTCTTTAATTACCAATGCATAAGTAGATGTATCATCAGGCAAATTAGCAGCTACATTTAAAGAATAAAAACCTTCGTATTGCACATCAGATGCCAGTAATTGATCTTGACTTGTGGTTGTCCATCCAGCAGGCAAATAACCTTCAGTAATTAAAGTATCGATATCTAATTGAGTCATTCCAATGGTAGTATTTGTAGGATAGCCATTGGAGTCCGTCGAATAAATTGCGGCAGTAAGATAATTATTTTGTGAATTTGCTTGACTGGTAGAATTCAAGTAATGATCTTTTAAAGAAACATAAATTGAAATTTTGTAAATTTTCTTTAACCCTGTAGATGTTTTAAATGTTTCTGCTAAATATCCATCATCGAAGGGTATAACACTTGTTATTTTAGATGCATAATTAATAGGCACATATCCTTCTAGCGTAGGCTCATCACTTCTATACCATGTATCGCCATAATCAATAGAATAATACAATCCTAATTCTGTACCTGCTAAAATTAAATCTTTAGTTACAATTTGATTATATGTTGGGCTAGAAACGTATGTATCTAAAAAGGTTACAGAAAAATGCTGTAAATCATATACGGCAGTATCGCCACCTGCAATTTTTTCACATATTTCGAAAGAAGTTGATTCGTCGAAAGAACGATATATAACTTTATTAGTTCCTATAAATGTTAAAGATTTACCAGGTGTGCCTGAAACAGTAAATTGAACATAACAATTACATGACAAACCTTGCAATTGATGGGATTCTACATAGAAATTTAATAAATCAGATTGTGTAGGGTCAGGGTCACACCATCTCCAATTTCTAACAGTGTAGATGCCATTAGATGTCAGAATTTTGAATGGTATAGGTGTTTTGGTTGCAGGCGGTGTAGCTAATGGTCTAAATATTTTATAATATTTGACACCATTTGATATGGTATTGCCAAACATCTCTCTGCCAGTTAATAAAGAAGAATATGTGCCTCCTCTTGACCCAAATGTAGTGCCATACAATCCTTTTTCAGTGCATAAATATAATGCATCTGTTGGTATTTGTTGTGTATTTCCTTGCGAATCAGTTGATAATCGAATAAACGTGTCATGGTATACTCCATAAACCCTATATCCGTCTACTGTATCAAAATGATCTGAAATAAATGTGGAACTTCCAGTTTTGGTATAAATAAAAGCTAAACCATCATCTTTGCCAAAAGCCTCAAATGTACCGCTAATTGTAGAATTACCATTAGCATCACTTGTATTCCAATTCCCGCTTAAATAATCAAAAATAACTTGTGAATATGTTGGGTCGGAAGACCATTCGTTGCCCGTTTGTAACCATGCGCCATTGTCTGTACCCACCATTAATGGATTGCCCAACCCATTAGTATAATGTTTAAAGAAATAAGTTCTTGCTGCACCACCTAAAATAGATTGTTTATTCCAAGTATTATTTTGATAAATCCAAACACCCTGATCAGTACCCACAATCATCCCGTCGCCAGATTGAGAGGGATTATAAATATTGTAAATAGTTTGAGGGCTTACAGGAGTATCTGCTGCGCTTGGAATCCATCCAACATAAAAACTTGAATTTGTGGCCTTAGGGTCTAACGGAGATGGAGCTTGATCAAGATTTAAAAGAACCGTATTAACCAACCCAAGACTTGATTTGGTTCCAGAAACAGATATAGGGTTGTAAAAATTACTATACAAATTAGAATATTGATTTGTCATCGACATTGCGAATCGCAATAGATTTTGATTTGCAATAGAATTAAAATGATATGTTTCATTTGTTTGCACTTGAGTAATTTTATCTTCAATACCTAAAATAGTTTTTGGGGTGACAATAAAAACCTGACTTCCAATTGGTAAAGTTGAAACAACTGGACTTGGACCAACAATTGTGATTGCATATGTTAATGGATCAATATAAATCGGAACACGAACACTTGTAGCTGAACTCACAATTTGAATATATTGTGTTTCTGAAGGTAATGCCCTGGGATTTACTACACTAATAGTTGTTGATGTCGCTGTTAAAGCCGTTGATAATTTGGTTGCTGCTATAGTTTCTGCCACTAAACTATTTGGCAATTCTTCATGAGGCGTTAATCCAACATTGTTAATATATGCACCAAGTCTAATAACTGTAATAGATACATTTTGAGCATCAGAAGGAGAAAGACTTTGATTAAAAATTATCAATCCCAAATCTGGGTTTAATGTATAGTTAATTGTAGATATTATATTATTTACATAAACTATAACTTGTGCATCTGCACTATTCCAAGGCAAGGTATAAAAATGTGTGTAATCTTTCTCGTAAACATATGTAGAACCATATCGTGGTGAAGAATTAAAAATAAAAGCTTGTGTATTATAGTCAATAGACGAAAAATTATAATCAGACCAAGAAACCATAGATAGATCATGATTGTTATATATTGTTGGTTTTTGATTATTTGAGCTAAATTGATATGAAGTTCTAGTCCACGCAATAATTGTAATTGAGTTATTATCTGTTGTATTACTGAGACTTAAATTTGCTATCCATAGCCCTCTTGGAGTTCCAGCAATTAATTGTCCTTTTGATGATTGAGAATTATTACGAAAAATTAAAGAATTAATTTTGCCTTGATTCGTATTATTCCATGACAATTGAGACACATATGGTTGAGCACCAACACTAAATTGTTCTGAAATATAATAAATATTTTGTGTCGTACCAGCAAAATATTCAGTTCCGTGATCAGCCATAGAAGTGAATATTTCATCATTTTGTGAACTTTGCAGTTTGAAAATTTTAATTTTCCAAATGATATCGCTTCTTTGTTCAACATACCAAACACTTCCAGCATTTACTGTGCCATTTAACACGGTAACTTGTGGTTGAGTATTATTATTTAATACATCTGATGTCTTAGTCCATGTCCCATCATTATTAACTAAATATATACCATTTTGTGTTGTATCAATGTATTGATTTTTAACAAGCACATGATTACCAGCAGAAAGATTGACTCCATCAATTATAGTTGGCAATGTACTTGTAAAATCAATTGATGAAACAGTTGCTACTGTGATTGTTGTCGTTAAAGTATTAAATGATCCAGTAAAGGGATTAGTCCAAGTGGTATTCCCTTCCCCATCATTATAGTAATAAGATGAATTACTTATAGCAACATAAGAGTCTGTCCACCATAAAAGGCTATTATTTTCTTTATTCCATCGAAATCCTTTGGGTATATCAGTAGTAATACGTTTCATATAGCTAGAATCCCCATAAAAGAATCCAGCATCACAACCAATATATAATGTTTTGTTAAATGATTTTGTGACTTCACCAGTGTCGGAATTGGTTGATTGATTTACTGTTACTATTTCTTGTATAGCATAAATTGTTCCAATAATTTCTGGTGAAAGTTCATTGTCACTTTCATTGTACCAGTTACTAAAAGCCGCGCCCCAACTCCAATCATTTTGAGTTTGTCCACTTTGTTGATTAATAGAAAATAATCCTTGATTTGTACCTAGATAAAGATTAGAAGACCAGTTAGACTTTGCAGTTGATGTCTCTTGAACATCATCTCGTTGACTTGAAGCATAAAATGATGTCGCATAAAATGGATTAGAATTGTTTAAAATCGGCATTTTAAGCATATGCCAAGATAATCCCGCGTCCACGGTATACCATACTTTACCCACAACATTTGAATTGCTTATATTAGATAATGCCCATGTTGTATGAAAATGATTTTCATAAGTATCTGCTGGTAATATTTCATCAATAAAATATATAGGCTGACCATTATCAATATTCCAAGATAAAGAGTAATTTGTATTAATATAATCTGATGTTTGTATTAATCCGCGCTTGGTTCCCAGTAAAACAGAAGGATTTATATTTTGACTTGAATAAACATTAAAAACTTCTGTTCCATATTGCAATGCTTGATTTGGAATTTCAGGATAAAATGTTACATGATCTCCTTCTGGCAATAATCTCAAAGAAGGCTTTAAATATGCAGGCGCTTTATATCTAAATTGTCCAACGTGATCCAAACCAATAATTCTTTTTTGATCTAATGTTCCTCTAGTAAATGTAGATGCATCAATATCTGCAACTCTTTTACCCGATAATTTTCCTGTAATTTGTATCCCAATATGCGTAATAATAATAGATAAATCTGAATTTTGATAAGTACTTAAGGCTGGATTAAATTCACTAGGATTATTGAACATCAGCCTGCCATTTGACGAATCTATGGTATATAAATTTGAGTTTAATAAATTGCCTTTTAAATAAACCTCTGCTGGTAAATATAAAGCATCACTCCATTTATATGTGACTTGTACTGTGTTTCCGTTAGAGTCTGTAGAGGTTGTGCCATCTGTTAAATAAATCCAATTAGGCACATTGGAAGAGGATAGACTAGAACCATCTTGGATAAAAAGTTTAACTTGAGGAGATAAAGGTAAAATAACCTGAATAGTTGAATTTTTTGGCACACTATTTTTTAAATACAAAATACCAGTTGATGGCACCAGACTATAATCTGATTTAAGTAATTCTACATTATTTAATCTAACTTGAGGAATGCCGTAATTTGATGTTTTCCAAGTAAATAAATTACCAGAACTGTCTTCTATGGTAAAAATATCACTTCCTTCTGGTGCAACAGCATTTAAAATAAGTTGACTTGATAAATTAATTTTACTTGGATGATTTGCCCCGCCAAGATGAACATGGTGATAAAATGTTTGTTTTAAGGCTGCTTGTAAAGCACCTGCTAGATTTTTTAAATCATTATAATAATTAGAATCTTGTGTGATAGATAAAATGGCAGGCAAATGTGTGACTGAATCTGTTGTTACTTCAACTGTCGCAAGATATGTAGCATTAGTTAAAGAAAGATAATCTGGTACATCTAAAGTAGATACACTTATACTTGCTACACCTTCTGTTTGTAAACAAAATGCATCTTGCGCCCAAACATAATAAACATTATCGGATGTAAGTCTAAAATAATAGTTGTAGTTTGTTTGAGCTGCATATACTCCAACAATTCCTTTGCCAATAGACACTTGAATAACTTGTTTCCATTGATTTTCATCAGAATTATTAGTAATATTCAATGATAAATATTGTTGATTCATAAAAGAATCAATTGGTGCATTTATTAATACATTTCTTGCATCAATAATGGCATTATCTGTGGTAGAGTTTCCTGTTAAAGCCATAGAAGTGACTTGCCAACCACTTAAGACACCAGGACCAACAAATTTATATAAACCAGATAATTCATTTTCAATAGTATCCATATTTTCTTGGTCAAAACCAGGATACCATATATTACCCGTTTCTAGTTCATAAAAATTATAAAATTTACTTATCTGTGCCATCTGTGACTCACAATATTAGACTTTTAATGATTATACAAATAATCCATGATATTCATGTCTACTGGACCATCATCAAGCATAACTGCCCAATCATAAACAATCGCTGGATTAGTTCCTACAGAAACAAGAAGTATAGCAAATCTAATATATTGCGATGCCTCGGGTAATTCAAATACTGTATTAGGTGTTATAATGTTATATTGTGTAAAGTCAAAAGTATTTCCTGCCGTTGGGTCAGTTATATATCCAAAAACAACTTGTCCACCATTGGTAATATAATCGGCAGCTAATAGTCCTCTTCTAATCTGAGGTGCGCTAATATCACTAGAATAAATAGATGTATCAAATAATGCAGAGAAGAAGTAACTTGCATTAGCAGATGAATATGTTAAAGTAACATTTTTAATTATTGGTGCAAAATTTTGAGAAGCACTTGACATGACTAATTTATATTGTAACCATTTTCCAGATAGTGTTGCAATATTAAATGTATTGGTAATATATCCAGTTCCGCCGCTAATTGTGTCAGTTATATTATTTATATCAAATGGACTACCCCAATCTGCGCTAAGACATTGTGCTCTTGTATTACCAGTTCTAACATAAATTTTAATACCAGTTCCTTGCATTAATCCATTTCCTACTGTAGCACCGACTGGGTATTGTGCTAATGTAGAAATATTACTCCATGTAGTAAGTGTTGGCGCATAGAATGGTTGAGATTCATAAATTGCTTGTTGTTCTATTAATCTATCGGGTGCATATAATGCGCTTGAAACAGATGAAGAGAATATAGCGGCTGTTGATTTATCAGCATGTACTTGATAAATTGTTCCATTAGATATTTTAACACCGTTAATAGTTGGTGAATCTTGAACAATATCGTCGCTATATCCTGGCAATGGTGTAACATTGCCAGCGGCATCTTTAAACAACGCATAAGCGTATCGTTCAGTTTGTCCTATTTGTGATGGATCAAGAATATATAAATTCCCATCAGCTATTCCAGCAAATAATCTTGCTCCAATATATGCCAAATCACGAACATTATTTGGCAATCCTAAAGATGTAGACGGTACCAATTCTTTAGAAATAGTATTGGAAGACCAGTATAGTTTAATGCCAGGATGTGATTCTGAACCCAAATAATATTCAATTCTAATAGAAGTCCATTGTCCTGATACCATTGTAGCTATGCCAGTATATTCAGTTATTGATGAGTTATTTTTCCATGCGTCAATGATTAATTCCCCTCCTATATATAATCTTGCACCATCGCTAATATCAAGATAGAATGTATAATTTTCACTAGTTGACGTTTGAATATATCCTTCCCAAACCGTATTGATATATGAACTGTTAACTCCACTTGGGAAAGTATTATCCCAATTAATAGGTCCGTCTTCTACAATAATTTGATTTGCGCCAATGCCAACATATTGATAATTAGAAGCATCGGAATTTGTCCATGTGGACATTAATCCTCCAGAAACAATAGAAGGTGAATCAATTGGATAATATGTATTGGAATTTGCTACATATCCAATCAATCCTGTATCTGTAGCAGACCAGAAATAATTACCTGACGGATCATCTTCCATAGCATAAAATACATTCGCATCACTAACATAACTTTTAGACCAAGATTGAGGTTTGCCATTTGAGAACGATAATTGCATAATGTAGCCATTACTTAATCCAGCATATAATTTACCGTTAGCGGTCGCATGTAGCAATGTATATACAGCATCTGTATTAGAAGTTAAAGTTAATGTCCATTGTATGTTATCGAATTGATAAATAGCACCAGCATTTAATCCCGTTACTCCACCAAGCGCGACATATAAATAATTTCCAACCGAAGCAAGTGCGTAAATGTATGGTTGATTAAATGTTCTATTCAATGATAAAATATTATTAGTGTAATAATAAAGACTAGATTTACCCGACGAATTTGGTCCAGTTCCTATAAATAATGCACTATTATAAGAAGTCAAAGATATAATAGATAATGCGTTTGGTATAGTGAATAATGTAGTGTAATTTGCACCAGAATTAGAAGATAACACGACACCATTACTTAAGCCAACATAAAGATTATTTTGATGTATTGTTAAAGCATTAATAACTATATTTGCGCTTGGAACAGTATAAGTATTTGTTATATTTCCATTTGTTTTGTATAAATAAAGTTTATTACTTGTGGCGATGACAATTCCTGCTCCAAATTGAATCATTTTCTTAATCTGTCCCGAAACAGAAGCACCTTGTAACTTCCAAGTTTGATTGGAATTAATTAAATTCCAATCAAACTCAGAGAGTCCATCCTCAATCTGGACCCATCCACTAGAATCAGCACCAGGAAAATCAGTAGCATCTCTAAAGTCACTATATCGTGAAAATTTAGCCGCTACAACTCCAGATAATTTATCAGTCGCTGCAATGGAAAGTTTTGCACTTGTATTAGAAGCATAATAGTCACCCTTGTATCGCATTCTAACAGCATAGAGCGACAATGCGGCACTAAATGTATATGTATAGTAATCAGTTGTTGCAGAATTTGCTATAATTGTGAATAATGAACTCCAATCATCTGAAGCATTAATTTTAGCTTCAATAATATAATTTTTCGGTTTATTAGCTGTAACTCCCACTTCAATAAAAGAAATTTTATCTGCTGGATTATTAAAATAATAAGTTAATGATCTATAGTCATTAATTCCAAGTAATTCATATTCTCCTGGATTAGTAGCATCTCCAAAATATTGAGCTTTTCTAATTGCAACACCGAATGGGTCTTCAAGTTCAATAGTTCCTTCTGCTATTGTTTTAGTAGAAGTCGTGATTAAATAAACAGGAATATCTCCTGTATTATATACCCAGTTAATAATATCTTCACTTTGTGCAGTGACACCTGTTTCTAAAGCATGTCCCCCTAAAATAATTACTGGATTATTATTACCAATTGGCATATTACTTAATGCCATAACTACCCAATAATTGGTGTTCGATTTTAATGTGTCTGTAAATGTAAATGCATATTCAGTGGAACTCGGGGTCAAAGTACTAAATAATAATTGATTAGATGAAGTGCTGATTCTACTTCCAACGGTATTGAAATCATCAGAATATAAATACATTTCTATATATTCACTACCGTTAGACGCCAAAGAAGATATTGATAATTTAACTGAAATAGAAGCTAATGTTTCAACACCTGGAGAGGCAAATTGAAAAGCATAATATTGTGTGTTAAACAATAATTGTTCTGTAACTGATGGTATTGTTGGTGTAGTGTCGGTATAAACAGCAAAATGATGTACTTGCATACCACCGCTTCCAGGATTCTCATTGATTATAATATCTCCCAATGGAGGTGTGGTGTCCAGAGATACTTGAGCAACAGGATAACCTATTCTATTTTCATATAAATCCCCCAATGCAGGATTAATGTTTAATCCTGCCCACACAACAGGGTCAAAAAATATGTCATTGTAATATGAAACAAGATTTAAAACTGGTTGTGTAAATGAAGCAACCGAATTAGCAGGAATAAAAGAATCAGTTAGATTTCCTGGATTATATGTGACAACAATTTCATCGCCATGTACTACCGAAGAATTTAAAGTTAATAATATTTGTGTAGGCGCATTAATTGTTTGAGATGTTATAGTAGCCGATGAGCCATTAACTGTAACACCAAAGCCATTTAAAGACGAAGAACTAGTCAAAGGAGGAGCGTAAACTTCTGCAAAATTAATAAAAATCTGACTACCATCTATCGAAGTGTATGCATCAAAAAAAATTGGAGCCGTATTAACTGGACCATTGTTCTCTACAAAAACTGTTGTAGGCTGTAAATAATAATAAGGTGGAGCTGGAGAACTTCCTTTATATATATAACTTGTTGTAGATGCCGATGTATAGATTAATTCTACAATTTGATTTCTAGTAATTGGCTGTAATACATTTAAAGATAAAGTATAGGTATCATTTAATGTACTATAACTAATCGAGTTAATGACAACATTATTTCCATCAACAACAACACTGAATCCTAAAGGCGAACTAGGTAATACATATTCAGACATTGTAACAATAATGGTTTCGCCATCTGATTGAAGTGATGCAGTTTTAATGTATGGAGGATTAGAGGACGATGTATTATTTGTAATTGAAACATTGAAATCATAATTTGGCAAGTAATTAACAGGAACATTATTGTTATAAATATTGTCGCCGTGAGAATTACCAATGTAAGAATCATAACCTAATGTATATACTTTGTTATAACTTGTAGGATTGACACAAGTTAATTTAATTGTCATAGCCTGTGTATATAAGCCTATAGAATGAAATGAATCTACCTTAGCAGAACTAATATCAAATGGCAAGCCATTTTCCAAAACAAAGAAACCCTCAACATTGGCACCAATTGTATGTGGATAAAGATTATAGTAATTATTATAAACACTGACATAAATATATAGTCCATCGTCAGTAGTAGATGCGCTATTAATAAAAGGTATTGGGTTCAAGCTATTATTTAGTGTTTGAATTTTGCAGCTTGGATATGTAAATGGAGGGAAATCTACATTTAATTCTCTTCCAGTATAAATATTTGATCCATGCTGATCACCTTTGAAATAATTTGTACCAGAAGATGGGCGGTCATATTGAATATATAATAATTTTGTATTATCAACCTGGTAGGATGTTAATGATATAGTATAAACATTAGAAGCTTTACTAAGTGTATATTGTGTACTATCAAGAGATGTAACGCCAGAATCAGTAATTACATTAACATATAAACCATCTGGGTCAAGTCCACTGACAGTGTTAATATCAGGCATATATGTTAATGTGATTGTTTTGCCATCAATTGCGCAAGATGACGTTGCGATATTATTAAAGACCTGTATATCGGTAAATGTTCCGCCATGTAATGCGGTACTGTTAGAATTAGTGATTGGAGTAAATCCAGTTGGATCATAAGAAACATAATAATCTGATTGAGAAAGAACTCCAGATGTTACAGACAATTCAATAGAACTAAAATTGCCATTAGATGTTTTATATGTAGCAGTAGTAGCAATAACATTACTTTGATTGTCTTTTAATGTAAAACCATTAATGGGGCCAGAAGATGGAATAATACCAGGATATTCTGTAAAAAATTGGATATCTACACTAGATTCTGATACATAATTATTATTATCAAATCCAGTATGTGCAAAAGCCACATAAAATCTATCTAATTCGCTATTATTCTCTGCAACATAACCTGTGAATCCTTGTAATTGTCTAGAAGAGTCTATATCTTCAATGGGATATGTTCCAATTGCATAATCTAATGTAACAATATCAGAAGGATATATTGTTGGAGTTCCTAAATCAATCACATAAACGTCTGGGCTTGGATGACTTACACTAGTGGTTAAAATTGTAACACTTGTGGTTGATCTTCCAAATGTGCCAGACATTACGTATGAATTAATATTTACTGTAAATCCATCTGGATTATTTGGTGTTACGTTATTAAAATCTGACAACGTAACATGAATATATCTTCCATCATTTTGAACAACAACATTAGATAATGTTGGATAAGTATTATTGACAACTGATTGGTTTGTAAAGGCGAATAGTTTATTAGCTGGAGTTTGTGAATTAGTAATAGAATTCGAGTTAGTTCCCTGAGGATTAGTTGGATTACTAACATAATAAGAATCTAAATAACTTACAGTTACAGTTCCACCAGCAACTAAATTACTTACAAGATTTAATTGAATAGTTTTTCCAGAAGAATCGCCTGAATATTGAATAACACTAGAAACATTAAAAACATTTGTTCCTTGTTTGACTTGCCAAGCAGTATTTAAATCAGTTCCAGTAACGGTTGTTCCAACTGGAGAATTTAAAATAACTAAAACTTGGCTACCATCATTTGAAGTATATGCATTATCAAAAATTAAATGGCTTTGTAAACTGCTATTTATAGCAGACAAAGGTGTAACCAATGTCGCCATTTGTGTGCCAGACTCTGCTGAAACGACTTGAGATGTTCCTGGAATAGTATATCCAATTGTAACTGAATCTTTATAATAAATAATTGGATTAGTTATATCTGTTATATTAATATAATATTGATTTAATGCCACTCCTGTTTGATCAATAGTGTAGTTAAGAGTGGTTGGGGAACCCCCTTGAGGAGTATAATTAACTGTAAACCCATTTGGACTTGTAGGACTAACGTCAGCATCAAATGTCAAGATAATTTGTGTGCCAGAAGATTGAACAATTGCTGTATTTAAAATTGGCGCAGCAGCATTATTAACGGCGAATGTTTGAGTGGTTAAAAATCCATATCCTGGACTTGTAGGGGAACCACTAAACGGCCCTGGATCAGTTTGCGCATCATGAATTCTTCCACCAGAATTCAAATCTGTATATGTTGCTTGAATTGTGGACCCAGGTGTTAAACTTGAAGCTAAAGTCAATTTGACAACACTATTATTAGTGCCTTGTAATGTCGCAGATGAAACCCCAATAGAGGATGGGCTTCCACCAACTGTTTCCTGTACACTCCAACAACTGGCTAAAGTGCCTATCGCGGTCAAATTAGGTGCTGATGAATTTGAATTAAGATGAACATAAATATAATTGCCGTCTGCACTTGATGTTGTTGATGATGTATTAACTGTTATACTATTAACACGACTTCTATTAATAACAGGGAAGCTTGCTGTATATGGAGGAAAACCATTGGTTGTACCAACATAAGCATCTGTTGTGGAATCAAGCGTGTATTGAATTGCCACAACATCACTATCATTTAATAAAATTGGCAATTGAATAGTTAAAGTATGGGAGTTTGGTGATAATGTGACAGATGTTGGAGTAACTGGAGAAGAATTGACAGTTACTCCGATTCCAGAAGTGGAACTTATATTATTCACAAGAGTAAAAACAATTGTTGAATAAGTTAAACTTGTAGGATTGTCTGATGCAACAAAATCAGAAGCACAATAATTTAGTAAATTATAAACTTTTTGATTATTAACAGAACTTGGGTTTAATAGATTTCCTAATGAATCTTGAATGTTAGATGTATTTGGAGGACCATATGAAGAATTATAAGTTACTTTATAATTATCAGTCAAGTTAATACTTTGAGTTGGAATAGTCAATCGGACTGTCTTTGCATCTAATCCTGTGGTCCCTTTAATTATCTGGGCTGTTGGGGTAACGGTAGTAGAAAATCCAGAACCATGTTTAATAACCCAATTGATAATAGATGGATTAATGATGCTCAAAGGAGTATTAGATGTATTCAACACAACATCAATATAATTTCCGTCTGGAGTAATTGATGCATAATTAAAAGTTAAATTGTTAGATGTAGAACTATTTGTTACAGATATAGTAGAACTAGATAAATACACACTATTATGTATGTCTTTTGTCTTATTTGAATTTGTCGCATTATACGTCAATTGAATCAAATGAGATTGCGCATATATAGGACTAGATAAATTAAATTGATATTTTGTTGTATCTACAAGCTTTGTTATTGATGAAATAGTTGAGGTTTTATCGACTCCGTCTACTGTTAGAGTAAAGCCTTGAACTGATCCAGCAGGGTTGTCTAGAGTGACGTTATCACTAAACGTTAAAACAATATAAGTTCCATCGACGCTTGAAGCAGCACTTGCCATTAAGGGAGCTATGACATTTGCTATTGGTGCGGCTGTGAAAGATTGCAATTGTTGCACTGGGCTAGATGAGTCTTGAATATATGGAGACGCATGATTGTATGATAAAGTTAGTGTATCAGAAGGTGATAGAGCAGCTACGCTGGCTGTTATTTTTGCAGGCGAATTAGATATCACATAAGAAAGCACGGATATTGGTGATCCATTTTTATATATTGTAAATTGCGGATTACCTGTTCCAGATTTAGAAATTGGAGGATTTGGAGTTGACAAATATATTGAAATAGACGTTCCTGCACTATCTGTCGTAGCAGAACTAAAATTTAATAAAGATACAGTACTTAAATTACTCATATTAAATGAGCCATTTTGAATAGACATTCCAGAACGTTCATCTATTAATCCTAAATAATAATTGGGAGCTGAATAACTTACAGTAATTGTATCAGATGCTTTAATCGGACTTCCTACAATATTTAAAGTAATTTGATTTGCCCATTCAATCGTTGTAGGCACAGTATATGTGGCAGGGCTTCCGCTAATATAAACCGCAAAAGGTGATCCAGTAATAATAGAACTGTGTGAAATTTCATTAGAATACAGTGTAACTTGAGTTCCGTCCGCACTAACAATACCATTAAGATGGTCGTTAAAACACACGCAAATAGGATTGTTATTATAATCTTTATTAAAGTTATGTAAAGGATTTCCAAGATAACCAGTATATAGATTATTTGATCCACCAGGTTGAGTATATGTTACATATAAAATTTGACCTGTATTTAAAGAACTTAATGTTAAAGTTACTATGTCATTATTTGGATATGAATTTAATGATGTTGACGATATTGATATTGGTGAATCAGTTCCATATTCATATACAGCAAATCCTTGTATCGCTCCAGAACCAGAATATGATAATAAATCAGAAAATATTACTTCAATAGTTTGTTTATCATTTTGCAAATAAGCATATTGAGGTATAGTGTAGCTTGTGCCATAAGTTGTTGTGGATATACTAATTGGCGATTCAAGTGTTTGTAATCTCACACTTGAATCCGCATAAGCACTCACAGAATCAGAAAGTGATTTATTATAAAATAATGTTAAAGTACTTCCAGCTCTGATTAATCTATTTTGATTTAAAACTAATTGAATTTGATTGATACTATATGACGGAGTAAACGCCCAATATGGCATTTTAATTCCATCAATATAAATTTCAAAACCAGTATAAGGTAAAGTAGAAGAATAGTTAATATTTTCTGATAATGTTAAATTAACATTGTAAGTAGAAGACGCATATGTTAAGGAAGCACCAGTAATAACTAATTCTTTAGCAGACAACGGTTTATTAGAAAAAGCTGTAGTAAAAGTTCCGCTTGACGCATCTGTAAAATCAGTATATAGCAATCCGCCGTCATAGCTAATCGTAAACGTATTATCTATTGTTGGACTTGAAAATGTTAAAATTAGTTGATTTTCCACATATGGACTAATAGTTATAGTAGAAGGAATGGCTGTATTTGGCATTCCTCCACCTATAGTCCAGTGCAAATGTAAAGCATTTTTTAAATTAGTTAGATTTCCTATTACTAATCCAGGATGTGGCGTCGTGAAATTTAAAAATACTTTTGTTCCATCAGCGCTATAGTGAGCATTAACACATTGAATTTCATCAATAATACTATTATTAATTATTTGTATTGGAGAACTTGTATTACTCGTATTTATATCAAAGTTACTTAAAAGTCCCGAAGACGTATTAACTGGATTGCTACCTGGAACACTATAGCTTAATTCGACAGAATCTGTGTAATAAACAGAAATCCCAGATGTATTTGTAAAAATAATCTGACTGCCAGTTACTGATGATATATTCCAAGTTACAGATTTTGTGACATTGGCTATATCTTTTACCGTAATGGTAAATCCGTTAGGCCAAGATAAAGAATTAATTATGGTATCAGATAAGTTTAGTGTTAAACTATTACTGTTTACAACGGCGCTAATGGGATAGGCACCACTCATAGCCTTAAAATCCAAAGAAGACTTAGCATTCTTTTTACTTAAATTCTTAGTATTTTTTTGGACAATTGAATTGTCTTCAAAATTTTCTGGAGTTGGTATGTTATCGCCCATTTAATAATTCCTGCATAATAAATTGTATTTGAAAATACAACAATACAATTTAAATTATACAAAAGTTAATTTAATTCCTGGTTTAATACGGACTTCTAATTGTGCCTTTTTGACCAGAAACTATTAACGTTCCTTTGTATGAAGATGCGCTTAATGGTCTAATTACACCAGTTCCATCGGTTTTTCTCGGATATGGTGGATTTTCATAAACCCAAGTTTGATTATTTGAATCATATATAAACATTTTTGAAGCTCTATCATCAGGATTATCTGATTTCAATATTTTACTGATGCCATCAGTTAAAGCATAAACAGTACCAAGGTGATTAACCAATTTTCTGACCCCACCAGTAGATGGAAGGCGTGATTGAAGAGCAAAATTATATATTTTACGAGTAACAGGAGGTATTACACTACCAGTCACGAATTTCATATCGCCATATAACCATACAGAATTGTTTTCTAAAGGATTGGTTTTGCCAAATCTTATTTGAGCATTTGATGTTGGTAATGTTAAGAAATTAGCAACATCAATAATAGGCGTATCTGTTTTTCCTATCCATACTTTAATATCTCTACCATCGACACCAACTCGTATGGGTGTAATATTATATCTTAAATTTGGTAAAGCATCAGGTTCAACAGTATCAGTTACTACTGCAATATAATCTATATACCAGTCTGTGGGCCGATTTTGATCTGTTGGTAAATAAGTTAATGAAAATGATATATCTTTTACCATACCATGCCATTGAGGTGAAAATTCATATGTAACAAAACCTAATTCATTAACCAGTGGAGTATCTGTCCAATAATAAAAGTCATTAGCTGAATCAGCAAATTCATTAATTGAAACTTTTAGTCTAATATTTTCTAAAATATTCTCAAATGGCTCAGAATACAAAGTAGATGTAGAAACTGAATTATTTTCTCTAGGTGTGACTTTCATTCTTATTTTAATTTTACTTTGTGTATCAATTTTAAACTGATCATGTAAGTTATAAATTACTGGATCATAATCATTATTTATATTAGCATGTAGTGAGCCAGATACATAGTCTAAATTATTAATGTATGCGTTAGAAGGTCCTGTATTTTCCCCAGCCCAATTTGTGCTAGAAGCAGTAGATGTTGTATCATTAGGGTAAAATGGCCCATAATTTGATAGTGAATTAGAGCCATTAAAATTCCACATAATATAATTGCCAGAAGTTGGCATTTGTTCATCACTCACTGAAAATGATGTTATAGGTGAAACTGGGGTTATGTTAGACACTCCAAATTGATAAGAATATTGATTGTCACCGCTCGTAATGATTATATCAGAAGGTGATAACTGAACATCATAATACCAATATCCATCGCTAATTTGAAAACCTTGTCTATTTGGCGTTGAGGATATAGTATTTGATGTATTGTAATACATCATGCCTAATTCAAATGTATATTGTGGCTTGCTAAATAGAATTGGGCTTACTCCTACGGTCCCAGAAGTGGTTGTTAGCCAAGTTGTTGAATATTGAGTATCTCCTTTTTCTACATATACACCAGTATTTACACCGAATGAATTTGAAGAAGGTAGTTCACTTGCTCTAGTCCAGGAACCACTTGCAGCCAAATATACACCATTTTGTATTGGATTAGTTTGATTTTTAACTAAAATTCTTGTTCCAACAACACTTACATAAAAACCGTCTATTGTTTGATTAAGTCCTGATAGACTAATGTTTTCTGTTGTTGCACAGATTACGTTAATAACAGCATTAGATGGTAAATTTTTAGATATGGTTTGTTCCCAGTCAGAACCAGTATTGGCAGTCAACGTGACAATAGAATTAGTATTTGTGCCACTATTAATTTTTAATGCATTAATATTACTTGGTGTAATATCATTATTATTTGTTTGAACAGTCGTAATTGCATTATTAAGGGGATCATTAGTAAAGCTAATATATGGTTGCCAAGGATTTTTATATGAATTTTGTACTACCCATTTTTCTTTAGCTTGTGGTTCAATCATCTTTTCATAATATGTCCATATTTCAGGTCTATCTCCAATACCTGCGAATATTTGTTTGCCGCTTGTAATTAAAGTAGAAACAGGAATACTATCACTGTTAATTGATCCTATTCTTGTATTAATTAAATCGATTTCATTTAAAGTTTCAATCACTTCGTTTTGATCTAATATTCGTCTATATGTTAAAATCTTGCTTTGATTCGTTCCAATAAATAATTTATCATATGCACTTGTTGCACATGTGATATCGCCACTACTTGTAGCTAAAAATCCCGTATATGAAACTAATTCCCAAGAACTACTATTAATAGCCAGATGAGTTGGCGCTCTAAATAATCTAGGTACATTAGATGTACCAGCATAAATATAAGAAATGTTATTAGAAGCATAAATGTCTTCAAAATTAATATCTGTCAATGATGTGTTATTTGAATAGTATTTCTCAATTTGGAACTGATGTTCAGTTAGCATTGTTACTGGTAAGGACGTATTATTGCTTGAACATGTAAAAACAGGTCCATTAATAACTTTACCATCACAGGCATAAATATTACCTTTATTTGTACCAATATATAAATAATTATCTGTTGGAAGCATTGATAATATAGCTTTTTCGCCTTTATATCCAAGATCAGCCACACTAAATACATTCATTCCATCCCAAGCCCATAATTGCGCGGAGTCTCTAATTACAGTAACTGTTGGATAAGGCGATTGAGGTGCATCAAACACTATTAATCCTCTAACTGAATCAATGGTAAATGTAGCTGAGTTAGATACAGTAACTCTATCTGTGCTTCTAAATAAAATTTTACTTCCATACGGTGATATAGCGTAAAATGCTGTATTACCAGCATATGTACTATCATTAGAATTTATCAAAGAATAGTTATTGTATTCATAGTGTTTAATGGCAGAAAAGTAAAGTACATTATTCCATTCAGTAGAATCAATAAATAATACATTGCGATCAGAAGCATTATAGAGCATTTCTGTTAAAGAATCCGCTTCCATAACATTATTACCGTAATCTCTAAATTGCACTTCTATTCTTTTAATTCCATCTTCACTATTTGCAAATGAATAAGGCAGATATTCTGAGTTAGGTATCCAATAATTAGACCATGTATTTGATGATCCAGGAGCATATTCTCTGTATCTAAAATCTTTGACATCAGTAACATCATCTACGCCATTAATTTTAAGCCAAGATTTTTGTTGATTAATTAATTCGATTGGTGATCCATCCATTCCACTTACAAATTGGATACTTCCTCGTGGTGGAACGGTATCAATTAAAGCAATTTTTTGCTCCAGTAATGTAATAGGGTTTGTTTCCGTGATATTGCCAGCTTGGTCAGCTATTTGTACCCATACTTTTCTTGACCCGCTGTAACCATCTAAATCTGTATTAAGATAGCATGTGTATGTGCCCAATTCAGAAATAGTTAAAGAATTCCAATTAAGCCAAGGAGTAAACATTAATGTATTGTGAGATTCTCTCACAATACGAAAAGCCAATAGTCCAGAATCTTGATCTATAGCTGTTATGGTTAATTGAGCTTGATTAACAGATGGAGCTAAATTATAGATGTAACTTAAGGTTGGTGTTGCATTACTATTGTCTTTTATAGGTGGCAAAATATCTACAAGAGTTTGATTTGACAAATTACTAAATTGGCTACTTATTCGAGCATGAGTATCTGCCGCGATTCGTGATTGCAAAACAGATAAATGACTAGTATTACTGTGTCTTTCTGAATATTCAGAAAACAATTTATACCACACGCCATCAACCAAATTCATGTGATTATTTAAAACTGTGATTGTATTAGGTTTTAAAATATTTGCGGCATATAATTCATATCCAAATGGAATTTGTATTGCGACCCAAACAGAACTGCCAATTTCAACACTTGATAAATTAATATCATTAATTTGAACAAGATTATTATTTGGAGATGTTTGCCCATAAATCCAACCAGTTAATGGAGATAAAGTACCATTAATATCTCCACTATAAAATCTGACAGCGGGTGATAATCCAGGATATAATTCTTGAATCTTTTTAATCTTAAATTCTAATAAATTGGCGGTTAATGTTAATATATTATTTACATCTATATCTAAAATCATATTTGTAAAATAAACATTGCTAATAACTTTGTTTTCCAAATATGTATTGATATACCATGACGTTGAACCATATATATCGCCATATTGAACTTTTATTAATCCGTCAGTAAAAGATTGAATTTTATTAAAAGCATAATGATAAAGTCCAGATGTTTCTGTTAAAATATATTGATATATTCCATCCCCATAAACATAGAAATAATCGGCAGGATTTAGAGTATATCCATCAATAATAAAAGGCTGTATTATGCTGCCATCTTGATCTATTATTTCTGGAACTATATCCGACATACATGTGACATTCCAAATAAAGTCTTCATATGAATAGTGTGGATTGCCAGAAATATAAGCCGCATAATAATTGGAGCTTCCATCATAAAAATAGTATCCATAATAATTGTCAGAAATTATATCTCCCATAGACTGGACTATAGTAGATTGTTCTGTGTTCACAATTAATCCCGCATATGCTTTATATAATATGCGATTAGTATTTTCATATAATAAATAATCACCTTCTTGTAAAGGTCTAAATTTTGTATTTGCTGGCAAAGTATTAGCTATATAATTATTAATATCACTGATGGTTGTTACGCCTGGTTCTATAGCATAATTGGTAGTTAATGCTAAAGGCACACCAACAGATTTAATATTTCCATAATAAACATCATTTTCTTCAGTTAATGAAGAAATTAATGTTTGCCCTAAATATCTTTTTTGATATGTTAACCCGCTATTTGATTTAGTAAAATGTTTGATATTAACCTGTTCTTCTTTATTAAAAGAAGTCACAGGCAATATTCCGCTTGATCTAAATTGATAAACATTATAGTTGATGGAACCATTATTTGTTGACCCGCCAAACCCAACATACCATCCCAGGCCAGAAGTTGCATTTGCCGAAAAAGCAGGAATAAATTCCGTAGATGTAATTACATTTCCTGTAGTAGAATCATCAATTTCCAAATAAATGAAACTGCCATCAATATTGTTATCCAATTTATGTTTCAATAGTTGAACATTAACAGTAAAGTTTGTCAATTTAAAATTATTAATCTGCTTGGTGTAAATTGTATGATTATTATTTCTTTGTGTAATAAAAATTCCATTTTTTGATGAAGAAAATACAATTTCTAATATGTCCGATAGAGGTTCGGACATATTTTCATTAATGTCGATAACATTATAAAATTTATTATTTGTAAAGAATATATAAAAATCACCAGATGTAATATTAACATTCAAAGTTACATTAGCATTTTCTGAATAAGTAGGTTGATTACATAGTAAATTAATTGAAAGCAATGAATCAATACTGCTAGTTGTGCTATTAACATTTATATATTTTCTATATGGTGTAATTGTGCTTCCAGATAAAAATTCCGAATATGTAGGTTTGTCATTTTTATTAACTGTCCAATCGCCATTGTTATAGCTTGTAATCCAGTCATAATCATACCCTGTTATATTCACAACAGATTGATTTCTTTGCAAAACCCCATCTTGATTACAATCACCTAAATCAACTCCCAATAAAAATTTTCCTTGTGCTTGAACCAATTCATTAACAACAAATTCTGCATCATTATTAATTGAAGAAACAGCGATTGATCCAGATAAAGTATTAAATGTTTCAATATTATATGCATTTATTAATTTAATACTTTCTGTTTTTCTAGAATCAGGTGTGAAATAAGCAGATATATATTTACCGTTTTGTATATATATTTCAAAAATTCCACCAGACAATATGTCCTGATAAATTGTTTCAGGTAATATTAAATTCTGTATATTTGATATAACAAAGGAATATTTCTTATATAACGTTGTTGTATATAATTTTGTTTCTGGATTTAAATCAATATCTATATAATAATATGAACTAGGTATTGTGCTTCCAGATGGCAATGTCTGTCCAAATTGCAATCTAATGTTTAAATGTGTTGTATTAGCAGTATTTCCAAAATTCATACTGACTTGAAAAGCAAAATCTGGAGCATTTTGATTTGTTAAATCACATTGTTCGGTTGCATAAATTGCTGCGCCTCGGCTGTAAGAGGATGTTAATGGAATTATTAAATTGCTTCCCACTACTACAGAGGAGCCTGTATCAGTTGAAATTGTTTTGCTGGAATAATCATATTTATATCCAGTATATGTTAATGCGGTATTTTGTGCTAAAACTGAAGGAGCCAAGGACCTATACACATTAGAAGAATTCCCCAAAGTTGATTGTAGGAAATATTGTGAATTAGTAAAATCATATCTTACTTCTAAAATATCTCCCAAATATCTCGAAATACCTGTTCTATATATGCTATCTGATAAATCTTCAGATGATCTAAAAAACCATGTGGAGTCTTTACCAGTGTAATTACTATTTATATTAGATTCCAATTCTGGTATCCCAGGAGTTGATGGAGGATATGCTTGCCATAATATTTCACCATATCCTCCATAATTATCAGGATATGTACCATAATTATCACTTGTGTCTTTTACTATTATTTGATAATAAACTTTAGACAATCCACCTTCGGCAGACAAAGGCCAATTATTTACAATAAATTTACCAGTTCCAGCCTGTTCTGTAAATAACCCCATTTCTAAAGAATTATTTAAATTGCCTTGACGTGTATATTCAGGATTGAAAGTAAAAATATAATCAAAATTACTATTATAGGAAGTTCCATTAGGCCAGTTGGTTATTTCAAATACTGATGGAACATCAAAACTTGGATCATTACTAATTTTCAAAGAAACAATTTGTTTTAGTGTTACCTGTTCTCTGGTTTCTGTATTTAATAAAGAAATATCAAATACTAAAGAATGCAAATTTGTATTTATATTTAAATCATCATTTACATTACTAGTAGCATAAATATTGCCATAATCCAATAAATTATTTTGGAAAAATGATGAAGCAGAAGTATTTAATAGAACTTTAATAGCCATAGTTTATTCATCAAGATTTGTATCTTTTACCTCTTCGGTTAGTTGTTCAGAAAAAGCATGCATTTCAGAATCTGAAGACACAATAACATTTTCATATATAAAATCATCTGTTGTCAAAGCGTTACCAGAAGCGCTTACAGTAAATCCCATATTAAGCATACGTTGTACAGTGAATGGTGCTGAAACATACATATAACAAAATCCATCTACATAATTAATTGTATCTTGTCTATGAAATTCATACTCAGCAAAACTTTGATTATCATTAAATGCTTGCATGGTAATGATTTTTGGAGGTTGAAGTAAATCAAACCCATCAGGTAATGCTATATAAAGATTACAATTATTACTTATATCATATCCTGACCCAGTTAATGGCACAGAACCATCATAATTAATCTTAAAATATATTTTTCTTGATTCTTTTGGTTTAGATGGATTAGATTCAAATGCAGCAGGCATGGTAGAAACAACTTGTGTGCCCAATCTGTAAGGTCTTAAAGTAGTATATTCGGAATCATCATATAATTGTATAGAAAACTCAGGTATTTTTTGATTGTATGTAATATATAGTCTATTTGAAATAGTTAGTAAAGAAAACAATCTTTTAGGATTATAATTTTCAATATATAATGTTGAATGCATATTTTTTAAAGTAACTAAAATATTATTGTTTGCATCCAATGCTAATGTGCAGTCTTCCGTATTAATCTCATATTTTTTATTATTTATTTCAAAAACAATCGAATTATTATCTAAATTTAAATTACTTACATTGCTCAATGAAATTGCCGTTACGAATGGAAAAGTTGTATCTTTACTAAATACAATTCTGACTTTATCTCCGTCATTTAATATGTAAGCTTTAATTTCATTTGATTTAATCCAAAAAGCCAATTTGTCATTTTTAGCCCCGATAAAAGCATTATCTGGAGCTGATTCAAATAAAACATTTGTATTAGTTTCATTATCTGTAACTAATACAAATCCAGAAGAATATTTTTTATCATATTTAATAGATAGTTTTGACATAATTTTACCATTTGTTATTAATAGATATTATACACGCTTTACTCTGAAATTAACACATCTCCATTAATAAGTAATTTTAATCCTGTTGGTGATGTTAATTCGCCTTGGCCCCATGTCCAGTGTATTCTGCCAGTACTATCTATTCTAATTAATTTTGATGACTTTCCATTGTTTAATCTGTCATTAATTAAAGCCCAATATTGTACATTGTCTCCATATGGAATGGCTCGAATAACATCACCTGGAACACTTAAATTCATAATAGGGGTATCAGCAGTAGAAGAGTGATTAATTAAAAGAATTTGACCATTTCCACTGCTGTTAGCTGGTAAAGCAAATAGAACTTGTACTGCTGTATTTGTAGAAATATCATAGGCTTGACCTAATAATCCTGGAGTAAATGAAGCTACAGAAGATGATATAGCCCATATGATATTATTATTAGAATCATATTTTATAGCACACCATTCTCCACAAGTTCCCACTATCCAAGAACCATCGTCTTTAACCTGAATGCTAATTGGATTATAAATATTATCATACAAAATATTACCAGTATAAACATTCAAAGTAACAGGAGTTCCGTATTGTCCGCCTGGTCCTTGTAAAACGGTATCTATTTTACCGTCTCCATTATAATCTCCATTATTCGATGTAGAAGATGTATAGGATGGTATACCTTGCTCTGCTGCCATTGTGCCAGCAAAACTATTAATACCTAGATTTTGATACTGTCCTGTAGGGAGATTATATGTAGGTGTCCCTCCTGGCGTCAATGTTCCGCCAGTAGATGTTGTTTTTATTGCCCCGTTTGTGATAATCACTTGTAATGTGCCAGTCCAAGCTTGGATTTGAGTATTTATCGCAGCGCTAAAGGTGCTTTGTATTGTAGCAGAATTACCGCCAATAGGATTAAAAGGAATTGTATTAACGCCTGAGTCTCCCAAAGTGATGGATTGTTTGCCAGAAACTAAAAATATTTTTGTTGGGTCGATAATAGTAATATTTTGAGAAAAGGCAATCCATAATATGCCCAATGACGGATTATATGAAGCACACAAAGCAACAAAATCACCAACGGTTTGATTAAGCCTTATGTTTCCTTGAATTGTTCTTAATACATTGAAATTAGAATCTATTTCAACGATTCTATCATTTCCAGTATCTGCAACTACAATATTAGAGTTATTTAATGTCACCATATCAGTAGGAGAATTAAAACCTAAAGATGTACCTCCGTTCCAAACCGAGACTGGAGAAAAAGGAATATTATTTATTTGTGCTATATCTGCGTATGTAACCTCATCACTGTCGTCTAATGAATATGCACTATATCCATTATTGTTTCGCAAGAAAATAAATTCGCCAACACGAGAAGTGTCTGCTATAGATAATGTATTTTTAGTTTCTCCGCCTTCAGAATAAGGTGAACCAACTAAAGTATTTATCATAGTTGTAGCTGTATACCAGCCCTGTTGCCCTGTTGCAATATCAGTATAGTCTTTATTCCAAATTAATTCTGAAGAACTTCCAGGCGCAGAAAAACTTAAAGTTATTGAATTAACTTGTGGTGCCAATGTTAAGTCTAAAGATGCGTTTGTTTCCACAACAATATCAAACCAAGACCCATATTTTGAACTCGTATCCACCATGCCGTTATTTGGCAAAGGCACCAAAGTAGTTAAATCAGATTCAATATCCGCTGATCTAGTATAGATATTTACAGTCGTACCAGAAGGTGCCACTATATCTGCTGAAACGTTAGTATATTCTGTAGTACTTGCACTACTATTAAATCGAAATACTAAACGACCTTGTTTGGAATAAAGATTTTGATTCCAAACAAATATAGCAGATGTAGTGTCTAAAATGGCATTTCTGGCTTCTATGACATTTGGGAAAGGTGCAATAGAAGTGCTTATTTCAGAGTCATTAGGATGAATCAAATAAAAGTCAACTTCATTACCATCCCATCCATTAGAGCTTGAGGTGTCCCAATAGAAACCAATGCCTTGAATATTTTTTATTTGCTGAGTGGATAAACCAAACGCATTGAGAGATAAATATTTATATATTCTTGAAGAGTTAGATATATCTGATTTGTCTCGAATCGAAACCATGTTTGATATACTAATTGTTTTTTCAATTCCAGATTCTGTTGTTGTAACAGTTGTGCCATTATCAACTAATAAATAACAGTATATTGTTCCTGGCTTATTGTTACTAGAAAAACCAAAACCTATACCTAGATCAGTCTCCGAACTCCAATCTTGCGAATTTGCAAAAGAAAAATAAAAATAACGCGAAACTTCATATGTGTCGATTAATTCATTATTATATGTTGGTGCAGGTAAGACTGGTGGCGCGGGAGGTATTATAATTGCCTTAGTAGCTTTATCTTTAAAAATATTTGCTATATGCCAACCACTAACATCTAAATTTGTATTGCAAACAGGCAGATAATTAACAGGCTGTGTATTTGTAATATATGCATTAATGCCAGAGCCAACGACTTGAATATTTTGATAAGGAGTTGGCACAGTTGCAATTACTAATGCTTCGTCTGCTAGGATAACATTATTAAAATCAGTATCTGTTGTCCATGTAATTGTTTGACTGGATAAACCAGTGACGTTTGTACCTACAATTTCATGATGAGTTCTATCAATTGTAGCCAAATCAATAGAAGAAGGCACACCTGTAGCTTCTAAATTTTCACTCGTGCTTGAAGGTATATAAAAAATAGAGTTAATCAAAGTATCATCAATTTCTGACAATCCAGATTGTTTTTTAAGCGCTAAAACTGTCAAAAGTAAATTGGCAACGGCTAAATCTGACAATCTATAATTACTCCCTAAAACTAATAAACTTGAGAGCAATGTATCAATTTGATTGTGTGTTAATGTGCCAATATGAGTTAATGTATTATGATCTATTGTTGGCAGTCTTTCAGGCGAAAGCGTACCTCTGTCCACTGTAGATAAATCTAAATCAGTAATATAATCACCAGATAATTTACCCTGCACATGCAACCCAAGATTTATTTGACTTGGATTAAGAGTTCCTCCGATATGTAAGTGTTTATTAACTACACTTGCTATTGATGCAAATAGGCTAATATTTACACGATCATGAGCGGCATCATTATAAAAACTAATGGAAATCGGATTGGTAGTATAATCTATATATATTTGTCCCAAACATACATAATGCACAGGATCATTAATCCCAGGAGTATTGACCGAAGAAACGATAAAATCTATTGTTTTTTGAGTGGGTGTGGTAGCATTATTAGTAGCATAAACCCAATATGTGATATTATTAACGCCAGCCACCTGTACAGGAAGATTAATAATAGTTGGAGTTGTGGTTTCAGCAGACATCCAACCAACAAACCCTTGTCCGCTAGTAATTTCGAAACTAGTTGTGCTCCCAGAAATGGCTTGCATATACCAAGCTGGGTTGGTAGGGTCATTATCTATAATACCATTGCCAAATATGCTATACAATGCTTGTAATTCATTATCTATGGTATTGAATCTATCAATATCCATTGTGACAATTTCACCAACATTGGCGCTAGGAATAAAATACCCTAATCCATAAATAGGTGTTGAATAAAGTTGAGATAATGACATTTAATTTTTCCTTATTTAATTACATTTGGTTTATAATATTTGGTAACTGGATTAACTCCCCAAACAGAAAATCCCCATCTTAAAACTCCAGTTTCAGTATTGTCTATGGGTTCATTTACGGTTGTAAAAGAGTTAAAAGAAGTTGCCAATGGTGAACCAGGAGAAGGCGCAGGTAAATTATTTAAAGCTTCTGCAATATTATTTTGAATAGCATCAGTTAAACCAATAAATTTAGGCATATTATTTCCTCTTTATCTCCCTTTATTTCCGATAAAATCAGAAATTCCTTCAGTGTTTAAATCATCATTTGTTAATTGGCCTGATTTTAAAAAGACAGAAGGGAATTTTTCTCCTTGAATATGAGATACAATAGTATTATTTTCTTTATCGAATGTATACTTTACCTGCTTATAAAAATAAGCATCTGTGGCATTTTGTGTTCCATTTAAAAAAGTTTGGATAATAAATTGACCAAAATGGTTCAACGGACGAGTTACATAGCAATCAAAAGAAATATTTTGATAAGTGTGCTGCAATAGATTATCTAGAGCTTGACCATATTTATTTAAACTTTCTTGATCACATAATGTATTTTTAACATCACTGACTGCTACTTTATTATATCCTATATAGCCTTCAAATGTGTTTGAAGGTTTATTAAAAGCATTATTTAAACTCGACAACGATTCATAATTATATGCATTGTAATAATCATTTATATAGGTAATAATATTACTGTCTAAAGATTTTCCATACAATCTTAAGCCAGCCTGTAACTGATCTAAAATTGTATTTACTATATAGGAAGATTTTAAAACACCATGTAAATTTTCTGTTGGGTTTGATGCATCTGTGGAATTAGGCAATAAAATATTGCCATCTGCATCATAATTTCCTAAAAACTTTAAAGTGTCGATATATTTAGGGTTTTGTCTTTGAACTGTATATATATATTGTTGAATTGGATCATAAAACATAACAGGCAAACCATTTAAATTAATAATTAATTCTAAAGCATTTTTAGTCACAGATTCAATAGAATTCAATGGCGTACCGAATAGTATTTCTGATGCTATTGGATTTTCTTGTGGCAAATAAGACAATCTATAATTCATAGCAGTTTCAAATGCCTGTGTCCCTGTTTGACGCGAATACCAGGGTGATAGCCCAGCACATTCTATGCAAAAATCTAAAATTCTACCATATCTCATTCCTTTAAAATTAAAAGTAGTTCTAAAAGGTATGTCATGAAGCATTTTACTCATTAAATCTTTGGCTTGAATCGTTGTTATTGAGCCATTATGAGAATATGTAGTGCTAATAGAGGTAATAATGCCCTGAAAATAAGGTATAGTTTCTCCATACCCAGCGCCTAATGTAATGGCAAAAACATTGTTTTCCAATAAATCTAAGATTTTTTGTCCAATAGGATTTGTTGCTATATTATGCAATACAACAGTGGCTGAAGCAGTTAAATAGGAGCTATTTCTACCTGCCGCTTCGTAAGTAACATCCCAATTATAGAGCCATTCACTAATATCTCCCCATTCTAATGATTTCACTATTTGAGGTGTTGGGATGGCTGGATTTGAACTTGTTGATGTAATTGTTGTCGTTTTAATCGGTGTTCTTACATGTGAAAATATAGGTCCTTCTATTGTGGTATTAAAATTAATTCTTCCATTAACATTTAATATGCCATTTTGTTTATTATATGTATATGTGGCCCCATTTGAATCTGATCTAAACGTGCAATTTAATTCCGATGATGATGATCTATAATCACCATGATATGAAGGCATAGTATCCATTTTATCATAGCTATTTCCATTAATTGTATACCTATGTGAATCAAAAGCAGTTTGTATTTCTGTTAAATAAGATTGAGTTATTTGATTTAAATCAGCATTTGTATCTTGAGGATATGGATAAGAAAAAGTGAAATTAACATTACCTAAATCGCTTGTATTATTTGTGGAGTCATAATTTTCTGGATGATAATTGTTAAAAGCCATAGGTCCATATTCAAATGAACATTGAATATTTGTGAATATAATGTCAATAATACTATCTTCTGGCACTTTGTGATAGGTATAATTATTATCGTTTGTCCAATCTGCGGGTATTGGATTAAAATTATGCCACGTAACAGTATCAGAACTTGTTGTTCCAAATCCAATCAACATTGACGGTCCCACATAATGTACGCAAACATAATATTTATCAAATTTCCCGAATGCATAAATTTCATTAGTAAATTTAATTTTATCCCATTGTTGTTTTTGAGGATTATAAAATGCCAATTCTGGAGATTTGTCTGGTGTCAATATTAAATTATATTGCGAAATATAATTTGGATCAGGGGTTCCATTTTTACCCCAGCGAATTACAATACTTGCATTGGAATCTGATATTGCAGGATTTTCATTTTGAGAAAGATCACAATATTGGAATTTTAATTGGAAACCACAATTTATAGAACCCTTTGCGTTAATTTTACGTGGTGCTGGCGCGACATTAGCTGTACTTGTAGCGGGATAATATAAATATGCGTTTTCATATGCCAAATCTTTTGAGATTGGATATAATCTTTGAACTATAGCTCTATTATTAATAGCATTTACATGTATAGAAGCAGAAGATTGATCAATATTCTGATGAATTGTTGAAATATTATTTGCCTGAGGTATTGGATTATAAAAAGCTTGATAAATAAAATTATTTTCTGGATAATTTGTCAATTGCCATATATTATATGTTTTATTTATTTGAGCATTAGTATAAATATTATTTCTAGATGGTATGTAAGGATATTGTATATTTCCTGTATCTAATTTATCCGCTAAACCAGGATTGGGTTTAGCAGAATTATCGGGTATAGTCCCATTGTAAGTATTTGGTATATTGGTTCCAGTAAATGGTGGATTATATCCTTTAATTTGAGAATTGCTTAAATATTGATCCGATGCTCCTGGGGCCATTATCAGGTTATGTACATTACAAGTTTGGCTTGGTTGTAAGTACCCATAAACATATGTTAAATTAGGGGCCACTAAATGAGGATTTACTTCTGGAATTAAACCTCCATTGAATTGAGGCACAGGTTTCAATCTTTCGCTTATTTCTTTGTTGTTATTTATGTAATAATACGTTTCAGGTAAAAGATTATTTCCATCTGGTTGAGTTTTATTTCTAGCATAGTATCCATTAACGCTTGGTTTATTTGGGGCATAAATTGCGCCAATAATACATGTACCTATTAATTCTCTTTGATCTGCCATTTAAATTTATCGCCCTAATAATATTAACATGTTTATACAAATTAATGGGGAGTAGATTACTCCCCATTAATTTCGTGTTCTAAATCTCTTTCAATGCGATCCGTTAATACTGTTAAATCATTATGATCGTATATTTTAAATGATAACAAAGATTTAATCCAATTTATTAGGAATTTCATCTGGAGCCTTCTTGGGTGTTTGCCCATTAATATATTCTGCAAGCCATTGTTGTGCGCCTGGTAAATCATTGAATTTTTGTTCCAATTGAGCTTGCCAAGCAGCATTTAATGCATCGCCAACATGTTTTCCTGGTTTATTTTCATAATATGGCAAAATATGCTCGGATTTAATCAATCCTGCTATATTTTTTATGTAATTTCTTAACCAAATAATGCTCTCTTCTTTGTTATTGATGCGGCCTTCTAATTGAGCTTTATAAGCAGCTTTTTCAATTTCTCCAATATAAGGTCCACCTTTGTAATTAAAATAAGGCATGATATCAGAACCTTTAATTAATGGTTCAGGTCTTCCTAAATTAGATTTATCTCTTCTAGCCATATCTAACATAATATCAGCAGTTGGGGCATTACCTTTTGGCAAAGGATGCCTTCCAGAATGATCAGCTTCCATTAAACGATATAAATCTTCAATAGTAGCAGGATATATTTCATCAGCTAATTTTCGTATCTGAGACATATTTGTAGTTCCTGGTTTATATTGAATGTGCGCTAAATGTCTTTCAACTAAAGGACGCACTCTTCGAATAATATCGTTTTTAACACCAATATTCTTAAGGAATTTTTCAACTAATGGGCCAGATGCTTCTTCGTGTCCATGAGATGTCCAGCGATAATGTCCTTGTTTTTCTCTAAGAACGGTTGTACCTTCATTTTCTGGATAAGCTTTTGCCAAATCATGGCCTAAAGCAGAAAATACCAATACTGCTCGATCATCTCCTGATAAACCATCTCTATCAGCAATCCTAGCCGCCTCATTCATTACTAAAGATGTATGAAGCCCTACGTCTCCAAACTTAACATGATATGATTCTTGTAAATTTTCAATGTTTTCATTGAAAATTAAACCAAAACTAAATACAACATCATCGCCATTAATATTGAATTTTGGATTGATAATTTGTACTTTATTTTCTAGATGTTCATGTCCCAAAGGATTAGAAGGATCATATGCCAATGAATTCATTAAATGTACTGCCGCAGCTTCAATTAAACCCATAACAGCTTGTCGTTCCGCTTTAGCATCGGTCATAATAGAAATAACACGACGAATCGGCATTTCAAAAAACACTTCTATACTTTTTGAAGCAAATTTTATATATCTATTTTGTTTTGTAGCATGTCGTTTATTGAGAACATTAATCAATAATTCTTTAGTTAATGTTTCAATTGGCATAGACTGACCTAAAATTGATTTGTATTCATGTAAATCAACAGGAGTTGTAATCCAACCCTCGGGATGCCAAACTGGGTCCTGAGGAACATCCATGATATTCTCAATTTCTGGATAAAATTGTATCCAGCCAGTGTCTTTGAGATATTGTAAAGCACTTCCTGGATAACGAGATTTCACTGCTAATTTCATCCATTCTTCCATTATTCTTTCTAATGCAAGAGATTTATGTATATCAGTTGCAAAAAATAATTCTGGATTTTCGGGGAATTTCTTATCAGCCTGATTGGGGAATCTTTTAGTAATCTCTTTTTCGGTGGCTCCAGGATTTTCCTCTAAATAATCTTGAATACGATTGGCTCTTTCATCGAGATAATCTTGAATCATTAAATCTCTTCCGCCATTGACGTAATCCTGCATCATTTTAGGGCGCATTTTAGTGTAATCGTCTATCATACGTCTACTTATAGCCGCAGTTTCAGGAGCAATAGTTAAATTCATACGTCCAGTAAATTGTAATCCGCGTATAACACGCAACGGGTCTTCAGCAAATGCTTCACTCGTATGACGAAGAATTTTATTTTCCAAATCTTCTCGGCCATTGTAATAATCATGAATCAATTGTCTTTGAGGATCATATGCTAATGCATTAAAAGTAAAATCTCTTCGAGAGGCTGCTTCTTGTGGAGTGATGGATTTGTCAAATTCAGTCTTAAATCCTTTGTGTCCAATACCAACTTTACTATCTCTTCGCGGAATAGAAAAATCATAATCATTGCCATCAATATCAACAACTTTTATAATGCCAAATTTCTTACCAACCAAATTCATTTTAGAAACAGTTGGACAATTCGCTAGAATAGTAGATAACTCGTCAAATGTTGTATTGTAAACTTCAATATCTATATCTTTAGGCTGTTTACCCAATAATGCATCTCTCACCGCACCACCTACAATAAGAGGAGGCTTGTTCTCGGCGTTCAAACGCGAGATGATGTCTTCAAGTGCAGGAGTCATCGCAATATCCAGACTTTCCCTATACACCTGTTTAGAATTTAAACCTTCTGATAATACTTTTCTATACCACATAGTTATAATATACTACGCTTAAATATAGTAAATCCTTTTACAATAATGGAATTGGATTACATGTTTGACTTCCATAGATAACTCTTCTTACTTGTAAGTTTGATTTGCTGTCCTTGTAATAGACGAATAAATTTCCCTGATACCCAGATTGATTGCTGATAAACAATCCAACTCTTTGTTTCGGAATGTCTAATTCTTGACTTTGATCTGGAACAATTAAATAACCAGAAGTTTTCATTGCCGCGAAATATGGGTTAGATGGATTTGAACTATCTCCAAAATTATTATTTCCTGCAACAAATTGAACATAATCATTCATGGCACCCAAGCCTTGAATATAATCTGTTACTGTAGTAACAAAAACTTTTCCACCACACCAAAATGCACAAAATGTTTTATTTAAATAGTGATCATATTGTAAATTAATTCCACTTATGGCTATATTTGTAGATGCTATAGTGCCTTTTCTAAAATTAACTATAACATAAGCATCACCAAATGTACTTCCGTTAAATTGCCTTGCATACAATAATCCATCTTGTCCTTGTATTGTGTATCCCACTGTTACAATACCATTTTTATTCACGCATAATCCAGGGAAAGTATTTACGGCATTGCCACTTAATGATCCGAATGGCACTATGGGATTATTATCTGGAATATTTTCTACATTTTTATTTCCATCAACGATATACAAATTTCCAGGCGCTATATTTCCATTGGAAGGAACAATATTTAAATTTGTTAACTTCAAAATAATAGTTCCTGGTTGAGCATATCCAACAATATATAATATATTTCCATTATTAGAAATACATGTTGATATATTTGATAATCCTTGTGTTAATCTGTTTAAATTAACTCCGAACTCAGTATCTAAAAATGTACTATTTGCATTTGACCATCTATTTGTCTCTCCATTATATGCATTAACAGCAGTATTAATGGACGGACTAGTATTTTCATCAACTTGTGCTGTTATAGAAAGTAAACTATTAGCTTTCTGATTTGATTTTGAAAAAGATGTAAAGATCAAATTGGGATTTTTACCCTGCATATATGATGTATTATTACCATTGATTCCACTAATTAATTCATTTTGAATCACAGGAGAATAATGCATGGGTTGTTTGTAATATCTGATATTAGATATGTTAGAGTTTGTAGATGATATTTCATGGGCTACAACATGAATGTTTTTAGAAATTTTGTGTTGTGCAGCAGAAATTGAAAACTCTTTTGATGTCACACCAGTTGCTGGAACTGTTCGAAACCATATACTTGATCCAGAATATCCTTGTGCCCCAAATTTAACTTCCATATTGGAAGGTAAATCAACAAACCATGAAGGCGAATACAAACACCCAGAAATATATAAACCTGGATTTTGAGATACAATTTGAGTGTTTGTCAAATCACTTGCTGCATGGAACCAAAACATTTGACTATCTAAGGCATTTGCGGGAACTAATGGTAAATCTTCATAAAATGCTGGAGAACCCAAGACTGAATCATTTTGAGAAATATTAAAACTATACAGTGTGTGCAATTGTAAAGTCAAACTATCAATACGAACACCAAATGGTTTATTTTCTTTTTTAAGATTATCTTGAATAGTGTTAATATCAAGAATTTTACCGTTTGCAGAATATGGATATGCATATACTCGAATAATGAGTTGCTGACTCGTACTGGACATAAGAAATGGTATTTGAATATTTAAATTATAAGACACATCACCTCCATTACTTTCTAATAAAGACGATCTAAAAATTCTTTCCATGACTAAGCCGTCAATTGACACTAACATTGCATCGAATCTATATTTACAGGCAATTAAACTTGTATCGCTACCAGTATTAATCGTCATGTCAATTGACCATGTTCCCGTTTGAACTTTACCATAATTAAAGGATGAAACATTAGTGCAAAAATCAGCAATTAAAGGATTTCCCAAATCGATAGTTTGTGGAATAGACACATCGTAAGGTATGTAAAACTTGCCAGATGTGGCTGGAGCTGATTGTAAAGTTGCTAAACCTTCAAAAGAATTTGTAACAATGTTTTGGCCTGTATTAGATTGAAAAATACTATTATATTTTACGTAACCCGTTGTATCAGGCGTTAGCACATTGCCCCCGTTTTCGTAATAAGTTGCAGTTAATGGCTGTGCTATTTGGGTGTAGTGGCTTGAATTAAAGTTATTCGCTTTAACTGGGTATATGCCGCCTGCATTATTATAGGATATTACCTGCGTTAACATAGTAGATGTATTCATATAATTACTATCTATGTTTAATTTAAATTGAGGCCAGTTAACACTTAAATTATTAATATTTGGCAGTGTTCCATTGTCAGTAAGATTTAATACACTATTCTGATAAATGCCTACTACTAAACGACCTCTTTTACCATTAAAAGGCAATGTTAAATTTAATGTATTATTGACATATCTGACTAGATTTAAATAAGATTGAGTATTTGGTAGCGGCGGAGACACCAAACATTCCGACAAATCGTTTGGTGTTCCCTGAATCAAACTTGTAGTATTATCTGCATTTAACTTGAAATATATTTCTGTTAGATTTCGATAATAATGAGGATTATTCATATCTATCGTATAATCTTCAGGAACAAACCAAAATCTGGCATATAAATGTGATGTTGCATAATTACTAGGGTCAATTGAAGCAGCATTAAAAGATACAGACCAAGGTCCAGGTTCTAATACAACAGGAGATGCATATGGATTAGTGTCGTCTGTACTATAAAATAAAGCTATTGGATTGCTATTTAAAGGATTAATATTAACTTGAATTCTTCGTGTAATTGTGCTAATATTTGGTAACATAGATGCTGTAGACACATCCAATAATTTTAAACTATTATTTTCAGTATAAATTTGTCCTCTATAAGCAGTACTATTATATTGAGTTCCATCTTTAAGAATTTGAATAATTCTATACCAATCATTAACAGTTCCAGATGTATCCCAGTATAAGAAAGGGCTTACCCAAGGTCCATTATTTGTAAAACCAGGCGGATTTGTCACAATATAAGTATTGTTTGTTAAATCTGTCCATGTCGCACTATTAGAAGGAGGGTTTGCTCCTGGAGTATTAGATTTTTGTATTTTAATAGATGTAACATCACTTCTTAAACTATAATAATCTAAAGGAATTGCCATTCCTTTAAGCAAATTTGTGGGAGATGATGTCATAGAATATGTAACTGTTCTCTGTGAAGGAGATGGCCCAGTAAAAATAACGAAATAGGTATTACCATCTAAAATATTCCCAATTATATCTGTTGCTACAGGAGCGGCAATAACTAAAAATCTTAATGATAAAGAATGAGCAAACCCTGGCGATCCAGTTAGACTATCAGGGTTAAATACTTTAACATGAATATTTGGTTTTGTCCCAGACGTTGGTGTAACAGGATTGCCTGATGGATCGTAATAATATGCCACTGGCATAGCATAACCCAACAATGAACAAGGCAATTGATTACTTCTAATATTAACGCCAGAGGCATTAAAAATCATCATTTTATATAAAGAAAAAGTTAAAGAACTTAATTGATATCTATTAACAAATTTAATAGTCTTAAGTATTGGGAATGATGATGCAGAAGATGATGAAGTTATATCTGCAAATTTAACAGTCACAGTAACTTTTGCATACACATTGGTATTTTGTAAATAATCAGTAACAGACAATCTTAAAAATACATTATCTGACCCTGGTGTTGGATATTCTACTGTCTTACCAGAATTATCCGTGCCTAATATCTGCATAAACATATATTTGGACCAATCTATATTCAAATTGCCAGTAGGTTTTTTTTGATATGCTAATAAAGCATTGTAATCATCGCTGCCCTGTTCCATGTGTTGCAGTATATTCTCGTCTGTTGCATCAATTATCAAATTGTAAGTAAAAGTTATTGCAGAAATATGAACAGGTGTTTTAATGTCTACTTGCCAGAAAAAATCACTACCAGTAACAATACAAGGATCAGTCGGTGTTGAAGCTAAAACATTGGCTGGATCAGCTAATGGTCGAAATGCTGCTAAAATAGGCCAATTTTCTGAGCCTGTAATACTTTGTAAAGAACCGCCATATGAAATTTGTACGGTTCCATTTGTGTGACCGTTAATAACAGGAATATCATTTCTAAATTTTCCACGTTCAATATCTGTTGTCAAGTATCCAACGGGCGTTTCGCCGCCAGTAGGTGGTGTTGAGGGCACCCATTGATAATTACCAATAGGTGGTTTATTAGGTGGATTCTGATAAGGATTAGGCATGTTATGAATTTAAAAACTTTTCAAAAGACTTTTTAATTACTTTTGAAGTAACTTGAGTTATTTCTTGTGTTGATTTTTCAATTTTTGAGTCAATTTTTTGATCGGTTTTCCTCTCATTTTCTTGATTCATTAATACAATATCAACTTCATCATTCTTGTTATATTTGATATTTCCAAATGATTCTAATAATTTTTCTGTATCGTTTATATCGGGAATTTGATTTAAATTATTTTGAACAAGATATTCACGAATTCTTTTTTCTGCGCGTTGAATTCTAATTTTCTTAGTTTCATTGTTATTGTCATTAATTTTATTAAATGAAGCGCTGGTGAGAACTTCCTCATTATCTGATTCGTTATCGTCTGATGATTTTAAATTATTATCTACATTAACTTGAGTAGATATTTTTTTAGATTGATTAGTATTATTAAATTTTACTCCTAAATGTTGAGCAAACATACGAGATTCTTTATCTAACAAAGATACATCTTCGTATTTATATTCATTGTCCCCAATTAATATATCTTCTTGGTTAAGTTCTTCTAAATTTTTATATCTTTTTTGATTTTGTGGATATAAACGATTACTATTTGAATTGGCAAAGTTATCAAATAGAGGATCAGAGGCTCTTTGAATATTATAATCATCAAAATTCATTGGTGAATATCTTTTACTAATTTTTGTAGGTAGTTGTGATTGTGCAGCTTCTTTAATGGGTTTAATACCAAAATTTTTGGTATCACCAGCCGTATAATAAGAAACAGATAATGCTTGACCTCTTACTTGACTCATGTTGGATATATTTTGCAAAGGCTCCTCTAAATTAATTTTTTTAGGAGAAACAAATGTGCCTGAATCGTTTAAAAATATTTCAGAAGCATTTAAAAAATTTTCATTCAATTTATCCATTATGTTTAACCGTTATACATTAGTTAAAATTTGATGGATTAACTTTTTTCTTAAGACGCTTCTTAATTCTTTTATGAGTTGTTGAAGGCTTACCGCGATATTGATCTGGATTTTCTGAAATATTGCCCCAGTCTGGACTTCCAGGGGTTTTCTGATAAAGATCATTCCAATAATCTCTATATTTTTTATCAGCTTCACGATCTGTTTCTTCGTCAACTTCTTCCTCAATGATTCTTTCGGATTTATCAAGAGTTTGTGCAAGTCTTAACATGCTTAATTCATATTCACTTGAAGCATTGATGGCATTAATGCCCGAACTCATAGATGCATTACCGCCACTAAGCGCTCCAACCGTAGCCAGTTTATCCGTTTTAGTAACATATAATTTTTTAGCTTCATTAGCCTGAAGCATTGCATTACTGTGAAGATTTTGAGCAAGCCCTTCATCATTTTTAATTTTTTGTGATATATCATTTAATTTTCTTGCCGCCTGTATATGTAAAGCAATCATAGAATCCATAACAGGAAAATATGAATTTATCACATTCATTACACCAATGTTACCAAATTTGCTACTTAAATTAAAACTTTCTTCTAAATTAGCTTTGTAAGGCTCTAACAATGCTAATTTCATTAATATTGGACTAATTGTTTCTAATAAAAATGCATTATTTTTCATTTGTGCAATTTCTACGTTCCAAGACTTAATGCTTTCCATCAAAGTGCTAAGTTGAGCGGAAAATGGTATGTTGCGATTGGTTGCACGAGTTAAAAGCTCTTCTGAATATTGGCTGGCATCTTTTTCTAAATTTATAGACGCATTCAATAAATTAATGCTTTCTTTTTGTGCTTTAGTCAAAATATCAGATACTTCTTTAAGTTGTTCATGTAAAACATCGGGCGTAAGTAAAGATTTTCCAGCATTTATATTAGAAATATCTTGTGTTCCAAGCATTGTTTGAATTTCTTTATATTTAGTTTCTGCTTGTTCCTTAGTAAATTTATATGCATCCGCAATCGTATTTAAACCCTGCAAAATACGATTGACACCTTCAAAATCTGAAGTATTAGCGATGCTTTGTCCTTGTGTAATTGCTTGTTGATTGGTATTAATTGTGTTAACATCAGTAGGATTAACAGGCCAATTAGCATTTGTATTAGTATTAGCATCAGGTGCATTAAAATCAGGAGAAGCCATAACAATATTCTTTTTATAAGCTGACGATGTTCTACCGCTTAATGGTGAAACAACATCAGGGGTTTTGGTAGCTTGTGGCGCTTGCGCTAAACCAAAATTTCTTCTTATTAAATTCATTTTTTCAATAGCATTTGAAGCAGCTTGAATATTTGAATATAATTTACCCATTAATCCCTGCCATGCTTCAGGTAAATTACTTATTTCACTTTGATACATTCTAGCAAGGTCTTTTTTGGCATTTGCCGCGATAAGGCTTTGATATTCAGCACTTTTAAGGATTAATTCAATTTGCTTTTGTTGCGCTTTAAGTTTTTGATCTAAATATGGCTCAAAGTTTTGCAGTTCAGCTATATCACCTGTTACTATAGCGTTAATTACAGCGTCTAACTTTAATGATTTGGCAAAATTTTCTTGTTTTAATCCTGTTAACACAAATTTTGCCAATGCATAATCATTAGCAAATGGTTGACCTAATGCTGCTCTTCTCGCTATGACAAAGATAGTGCCCCCTGGCAACGAACGTGATAGTTCTGTTAAATATCCAAGACATGTTGATGTCTGTTTAAGATCATGAGTTTTTTTGAATAAAATTAATGATGTATCAAATACATCTTGCAAATTAGAGTTTGTACTTAATGCGATAAAGCCTAAATTTCCAAGAAAATTATAAAAATCTTTATTTAATGGCGCATTCGCATTTTCAAATGCTGTAGTCATTTGATCAAATTCTTCAGGAGTAACACCTGCGGCTTCTAAAGCTTGTAATGCATTCTGTTTATCCTGCGCAGTAGGCACAGCCACATCGTCAATCATTGTATTAGGCTGAAAGTTTTCAACTTTTTTAATGACTCCCTGTGCTGCTGCAAGACCAGATGCTGCGAGGTCTGCCGTGTCTTCTGATACAACCTGTTTATAAATTCTATTCACGATTATACTCCGTATAAGATATAATTCTATTTGATTATCTTATATTCCTTTTAAAATCATTCTAATAACTGTGAACTGTCCTAACCATAAAGGTTGGAGTTTACTTTTCATAGTCATTAATAAACTAACAACTCCAAAGGTGTTGATTCGGGCTGTTACAACCGTTCTCTAAAACTTACTGAAATCTACATTCGCAAATTTCATGTTTAGTTGACACTTCACCGACACTCACCTGAACTACAAGTAGTTCATGAACCTTAGCATCTCCATATCCGTTAATTCCTGCGGAACTCGCAGTATAATTCTTCAAATTTACAGAGGCATTATAGTCTCTGTTTTTCTGTGACCCACAAGA